GGGTCGTGGTCGGGGTCGCGGTCGTGGTCGCGGTCGTGGTCGCGGTCGTGGTCTTGGTCTTGGTCGGGGTCGGGGTCGAGGGAGAGGTCGTGGTCGGGGTCGAGGGAGAGGTCTTGGTAATTTCTTGGGATACAGAGACGGGACTTATCCGTCCGGGATGTCTTGCGCCACCTATGGTGTGCTTGTCTTCCTGTCGTCCGGGGCTAGAACCTAGACTCATACACGCCGGAGACGCTAAGCCAAGACTATTGGAGTGGCTATCGGGTAGGGATATTCTGGTGGGGCATAACGTAGCCTATGATTGTGCTGTAGTCTCTTCGGAATTCCCTGAGCTCCTACCTTATGTTTTCGAAGCGTACAAAGCCAATCTCGTAACCGACACCAAGATACGTCAACAGCTACTAGATATCGCGGCGGGCTGCTACCGAGGTCGCATGGGCGACGGAAATAAGTGGGTCAAGTACGACTACACTCTCGATGCCTGCCACAGGCGCGCCGTAGGTTCAGGCTTGAATAAGGACGGATGGCGACTTTCTTATTCATTTTTCCGAGACGTACCGCTAGATCGTTGGGAGGAGCGCGCAAGAGATCTGCAAGCACGCCTTATGGCTGGCGACCTACTACCGCAACCTGGAATGGAAGAGGGGCTACCTGAAAAAGATCGACAGGCGATCCTATCTTCCGACCCTGCTACTGTCTTGCAATACCCTAAGGACGATGCTGTTGCGACTCTTACGGTGTTCGAAGCACAAGAGAAACACGCAGAATACCTAGTAGACCAATACCGTCAGTCCTATGCCGCGTTCTGCATGCATCTCACCTCGTGCTGGGGTATATCCACCGACCCCGCGAAGGTGGAAGAGATACGACAAGCCACTGAAGGTGAACTACAAGACATAACCTACCGCCTTATGCAAACTGGACTCGTGAGACAGGACGGGTCACGGGACACTAAGAAGGCAGCGCTGTACATGACGGAGGTGTGCGCTAGGGAAGGCTTGCCTTTGCGCGAAACTGCCAAAGGCGGCGTGTGCCTGGACTCGGATGCCTGTACCTCTGCAGGTGACCCGCTGCTCAAGGACTACGCCGACTTCACTGGATACCGCACCGTCCTGGATAAGGACATCCCGATGCTCCGTTCGGGGTTAGTCCAAACGTCCTTCGGATTGGCGGAATCCGGCCGGACGACCTCCGCGAAGCCCAATCTGCAGAATATGCGAAAAGCCGGAGACGTGCGCGCGTGCTTTGTCCCGCGCCCGGGGTATGTATTTGCTCAGGCCGACTACGACGGCCTGGAATTGCGCACCTTGGCGCAATGCTGCATGACCATGTTCGGACATTCGAAGCTTGCAGAGGTTCTCAACGCCGGCAAAGACCCACACACTGAGTTGGCTTGTGCTATTCTTGGTATTCCGCCAGAAGAGGGAGCGCGTCGGCGAAAGGATAGGGAGGACAAAGAATTTGACAATGCGCGTCAGACAGCAAAGGTGGGACATTTCGGCATCCCCGGCGGACTTGGCCCAGCCAAGCTATCTCTTTTCGCCAAGAAGGGATACGGCGTTGAAATTACAGAATATCGAGCGAAGCAACTGAAGGAAGAGACGTTGGAGCATTACCCAGAATGGCGGGAGTTCTTCGCCAAGGTCAACGAGATGGACGGTTCCGTGGAACAATTGTTTACGAAACGCTTCCGAGGGGGTTGTTCCTACACCGCGGCCTGTAACACCTTGTTCCAAGGTTTGGGAGCGGACTGTGCGAAGGCGGCGTACTGCCTGATATCGGAGGCTTGCTACGTGGACAAGGCTTCGCACCTTTTTGGCTCCAGGGTGGTCGCGTTCATTCACGACGAATTCATCCTTGAAGTGCCGGACGACCCCCGTGCGCACGATGCCGCGCAGGAGTTGGCAAGGCTAATGATTCGTGGCGCGGGGACGTATCTGCCTGACGTCCCCGCGACCACGGAACCACTCTTGATGCGCTACTGGTCCAAGAAGGCTACGCCTGTTTACGAGAATGGGAGACTAGTGCCGTGGGGTTAGTCCGCTACGGGGTGTCTAAATGATACTCCGTCTAGGAACATGGGAGAAGGCAACGGCTTGGAAAGAAGGTTCGCCGTTGTGTCCAGCATTCTGCGCAACTGGTCCAATTGAGCCTGAAAAGGGGCAAGGTCAGGCAACTCTGGTGCGGGGATTTTTGTGGGAAAAAAGGTTGGGAACTGTTCTCGGAACGCGAGGGCTCTTGCATCCGGCTCCGCGACGCCCGGCATCCAGTAAGGATGGTTTTTCAAGCTGCGGACGTGCTTGTACCACCCCACCTTGGCAAGTGCGTATTCAAAATTGCATCCGGGTATGGGGCATCGGCACTTCTTTTTGGTCTGTTTCATAGGTCCTCCTAGGTATCAAATCAACAATTTCGTACGCTTGAGGTTCTCTTTGCTAGATCTACAAATCGGCATCCTTTCTGAGTTCGCGGAGGGCGCGAGTAAGTTCCGAGATTGGACTGGTTTGATTGTTCGTACTTGCTCCTACTTTCCGCCGTTGGCTACGTGCCCTTGCGGGCGTTCCGTTCGCTGTCTTGGTCTATGTAGCAGATGTTATGCCAGGGGGCGTTGGAAGCGAGTTCGCGTAGATAGGCTTGCTCAGCAAAAGGCGAAACGCGCAAATGCTCGCACATTGCGGAAACAAGTGTAGATGAACAAGGAACTTTTTTTAGAGTACCGCGCCGCCCCAGACGGGGCAAAAAAGAGGCTACTGCTCGAACGGCTAGTGAAAGAGAACATAGGCCTTGTAAAGAAGTTCGTCGATCGCTTCATGAAGCACACCAGCATTCCGCTACCCCGCGAGGACATGGAGCAAGCAGCCCTAATCGGGCTTACGCGTGCCTTGCAAAAACTAGACCCTGAGAAAGGGAAACTCTCCACTTATGCCGCCCACTGGATCCGACGCGAGATGCAAACAGAGTCGCGGCTTCACACCGATATCTACCGTCCCGAGGGGACAGGCGTGCCGTGGGACGTCGTACGTGCGAACGAGGGCATTCAAGCTGCCTTGGGGCGTCCTGGCACTGCTGAGGAGCTATCGTTCGAAACCGGTAAGGATATATCAGATGACGACGTCGAGCGCTACCGTACCGAAGCTCCCAAGTATGATCGTGGAATTATGAACTATTCGGGGGACACGGACACCCCTCAGGCCGTCGTGCCCCAGGCACTTCTAGACATCTCTAAGCCCACTGAGCCCGACGAGCGCCTTATGGCGTCCGAGACGGCACAGAGGCTCTACCGCTTCGTGGACACGCTAGAAGGCAAGCAGCGGGCCGTTATGTCCTATCTGGCACAGGGGATGGAGGATAAGGCAATTTGCCTAAAGTGTCAGATCACGGACGGGGAGCTCCGCAGGTACCGAGGTGTGCTCAAACGAAAGGCGAAGAGGTCGCTCAATGCCGGATGAGATTCGAATTACAGATCCAGTAACGGGCGGGATGAAGGGTCGCAAGTTAGAGCGCTACGATCTCATCCCGTTCGAGGCATTGGACGAAGTAGCTCGGCTCTATGGCCGAGGCGCTTTGAAATACGAGGACCACAATTGGCGCAAGTCGTATGCTTGGAGTCTATCTCTAGGGGCGCTTCTGCGGCACGCGTCTCTGTGGGCTCAGGGAGAAGACTTCGATCCGGAAACGAAGTGTCACCATATGGCTGCGGTGGCATGGCACGCCCTAGCTTTGCTTACCTTTAGCATTCGGAGTTCTGGCACGGATGATCGGGTGAAGAGATGACCCTCCTGTGTGATTGCGATGGCGTTTTGGCGGATTTCATCGGTGGCATGTGTCGAGAGCTACGCGCCTACGGCTTCCCCTATACCGAGGACTCTTTCGACTGCTTTAGCCCTACGATGCCCCCTGCCGTCCAAGAGGCCTGGGATGAGATATACCGCCGCCCGGGTTTCTGTTACGGGCTAGATTGGTATCCGGGTGCGAAGGACTTTTTTCTAGAACTCCAAAGACTAGACAAGGTGATTGTAGTTACGGCGCCAGGCCCGGGCTCCACGTGGCACTACGAGCGACAGGAGTGGCTTAGCGGCGTGGTTCACTCTCGGGATGTAGTCTTCTGCGATGCGTCAGTGAAGCCCTTGCTCCTAGGACGGCTCTTGGTAGAGGACCGAGCCGAGACCGTCGAGCATTGGGGTGGTGCTTCAATTCTTATCGACAGACCCTGGAACCGTGTGTTGAAGAGCACACCCATGTGCACCCGCTCCTATTCTTATGACGGTGCGCTAGAGAGGATTCGACACTACTATGACCGTCTCTAAGATTCTTATCGTCCCCGATGCGCACATCCCTTTCGAAGACGAGAAGGCTTACGGGCTTATGCTTAAGGCGGCGCGAGTTATCAAGCCTGAGACCGTTGTCATTCTCGGCGACTTTGCGGACTTCATGAGCGTGTCATCGTTCGACAAGTCCCCGGATCAGGCGATTCAATTCGAATACGAACTGGAGAAGGCGAATGCCAGGCTAGACGAGCTTGATGCTTTGGGGGCGAAACACAAGTACTATCTGTGCGGGAATCATGAAGACCGCTTGCCGCGTCTACTGAAGCGCCAGGCACTTGCACTTTATTCGACCTTGACCGTTGCGAAGGTTCTCAGGCTCAAAGAAAGGGGTTGGCACTACTCACACTATGGCGACCACATCACGATCGGTAAAGTGTCGTACACTCACGATACAGGCAATCTTGGGCCTTACGCTCACATTCGTTCTGGGCAAGTGTTCGAATCCTCTGTCGTTCACGGTCATACCCATTACGCTGGTGTGGGTTACTTTGGTAACGCTAGAGGGGATACACACGTGGCGATCCAATCGGGCTGGCTTGGCGGTAAGAAAGCCGCCGAATACCTTTCGCAGATAAAGCAGTCCAGGAACTGGCAACACGGATTCACGTTCGGGTACAAGGAACTTGGTGGAGAGACCCACCTACAGTTCATCCCTATCATCAAGGGTGTTTGTTGGGTGGACGGCAAGAGGATTTCGGCGTGAGTGGCAAAGCCCAGACGTAGAATAACTCGAAGTGTAAGCCGGTTTAGGGCATGACCGACGTTCTCTCAGAGCAAGACACGGTAGGACTAGAGGCCGCTAGGCTTTCACGCCCGGGCATCCCCGGAGTCTTCAAGGAATTCGTGCAAGCGGCCTGGCACGTCGTGGAGCCTGGTAACGAATTCATCGACGGCAAGCACATTGACCTAGTATGCTCTGAGCTTCAGAACTGGCGCAGCACCCGGGACTTGATGGTAACAATACCTCCTGGGTGCTGCAAGAGTCTACTGGTGAGCGTATTCTTTCCAGCTTGGGTGTGGACCTTCCTGCCTGACCATCGTTTTATCGTATCATCTTTCGATGCGGCCCTCACCCGGCGGGACGCACTCAAGTCGATTGACATCATGAAAAGCCCTTGGTACCAAGCCAGGTGGGGAGGTAAGTTCCTGCTGGGCACAGACCCTGCGGCGAGTGATTTCACGAATAGCCAAAAAGGCTGGCGCTTCTCTACATCCGTCGGCGGAAAGGCGACGGGGCGACACGCGGACACCCATATTTACGACGACCTTTTGAAGCCCCTTACGATATCAGATGCCACGCTGGACGAAGCTCGGCGGTACGTCCGTGAGACCATGCCTACGCGTTTTCGGGACTATTCCAAGGGCTGCCGTATATTGATCATGCAGCGACTATCCGAGCTAGACCCCGCCGGAGAGCTTCTAAAAGACGGTACGTTCAAGCTACTGCGGCTACCCATGCGCGCGGAGAAAGAACGGTGTGAGGGCGACTGGCGTACGGAAGAGGGGCAACTTCTGTGGCCGGAACGGTTCCCGGAAAGTGCCGTTGCCCACCTAGAGCGGCAGATAGGGGGCCCCCGCGCGATCGCAGCCCAATTGCAGCAACGCCCCGCGCCCGAGAGCGGTAACCTTTTCCAAAAGGCGTGGTTCAAGCGCTACACGACTCTTCCCAAGATGGATCTGACTATCCAGTCTTGGGACCTTTCCTTTAAGGATGCGGACGACTCAGACTACGTCGCGGCCGTGCTTATCGGGCGGTGCGGGGTGGACTATTACCTTATCGACCTGCTAAAGCAGTGCTTGAATTTCCCCGCTACCCTAGCCGCCTTCCGCGCTAAGGCGAAGGACCCCGTATGGGGTAAGGCTTCGGTCAAGCTCGTAGAGGACAAGGCGAATGGTCCCGCGGTGGTGTCGTCGCTCGAGAAGGAGATACCCGGGATACTTGCAGTAACGCCCGAAGGTGGTAAGGTAGCGCGTGCGAATGCGGTGGCGCCCATTCTCGAGTGCGGGCATTTCTACGTCCCCGAATTCTCTGCTTGGGCGGAGGAATACCTTTACGAAATGTGCGCCTTCCCTTTTGCCGCGCACGATGATACGGTCGATGCGACTACCCAAGGCTTGCACTACTTCCACATAAATACTACAAGATTTGCATCGGCGATGGCTAGGCTGAGAGGAGATAAGAATGGCTAGTTATAGAGCGCTTGAATACACCGAAAAGGGAGATTGCGTCTCCTGGGAGTACCATCGATAATGGATACGCTACTTGTTTCGCTCTTTGTAGCAGTGGTAATAATCCTATCACTAGCATATTATATATGGGTTATACGCTGAATAATTCCGGGGCAACACGAAAGACACAATTCGGAGGAAACCCTGGTTCGGCTCTAGCAGGATCCGTAGATGGCTCCCTCAATGGGTACTCCATAGGACCCATTGAGGGAGTAGGACGTTGGCCAGCGAACCTTCTCTTTGACGAAGATGCGGCTGCTGTCTTGGACGAGCAAACTGGCAACATCCAAAGCAGGCCTAGCGTCACGGAAAACGGCGGAGGGGGTAAGATATTCCGTACCCGCAAAGGTCAAGGCAAGAAGGCGAACGGAGGTTACTCAGATTCTGGGGGCGCGTCTAGATTCTTCTACTGTGCTAAGGCTAACACGAAAGAGCGAGAGTACGGGTGCGAGTCATTACCTCGCAAGTCTGCGGGGGAGGCTACGGATCGCGAGGATGGTTCGGACGGCTTGAATAGCCCTCGCGCTGGCGCCAACCGAACTGGTGGCGCGCAAAATTATCACCCCACGGTAAAGCCGCTCAAGGTGACGGAATGGCTTGCTAGGCTTATCCTCCCGCCCAATCCAGGAGGACTTCTGCTGGTACCCTACTGCGGTTCGGGTTCGGAAATCATTGGAGCCTTGCGGGCGGGGTGGGAGAATGTCCTAGGAATCAAACTTGACGAGGGTTATATTTCTATTGCTCACGCCCGTATTCCTGCTAACGTCGAAGGAGTGGAGGTTATCAAATGAAGACCGTCAGGAATTACAACGGGGAAGAGGTGGGTAGCAGCGTCCACAAATTTCAGCTTGCCGGACTAGGCAAGGCGCCCTTTCGCTTTGATGGGCAAGAGGTTATCCTACATCAGGTACCAGGGTTGCCGCCTCGCGCTGGAAGTTCTTGTGACTTCTGCGGGATGTCTATTGCCAATGTTTTTTGGATCAAGAGTTCGGACGGCAGACGATTCAAGGTTGGTTGGGATTGCGCCGCCAAGACGGGCGACGCCGGGCTGTGCCGTGTAATAGACAAGAAGGTGGCAGAAGCGAAGGTAAAGGCCACGCACGCTCGCCAAGATGCTTTGATTCTCAAAGGGAAGGAAGTCCTCGCTAACGCGAACATTCGTGGCATGCTGGCGCTTGAGCCGCACCCCTATTCTTTTCGTGCGGAGAGGGGGGACTCTCTTCTAGATTTCGCCGAATACGCTATGCGCAATTCGGGACGTAGGGGTTGCTGTGAGGTGTCCAAAGACTTGCTAGTGCTCGCGTCCGTGGTGGGTGTCTAATGCGACCCGAATGCACCACGAACGTGTTTCAGTACATGTACGACGATGAGGAAGAGCAAACCGTGCCCGGGCTGCTCTGTTGGGTGGAGTGCGATTGCGAGAACCTTGACGAGGACTGCGAAGCGTGCGAGGGTAGTGGACGAGTCAGGAGGCTAGTATGAACCGTACGATCACGCGTCCAGCCACGCCGCAAGCTTTCCACCCTGGCCGCTACGTCATCCTTCCCCCCGCCGTCCGAGCGATCGTGCGAGCCCGTCCGCATTCCGACGCCCCCTCCTGGGCGTTTCGAGCGCACAACGGTGCGTCCAGGAAAGCCCTAACCTACATCTACCACCTGTAAACTGGGAGGATGACGAAGCACATGGACACCGTAGAATTCATGCTAGAGCAATTCCTAGCGGATGAGGACGAACCGACCACGCCAGGCGAAATGGCGTGGGTCCCGTGCGAGCATCTCGAGTCCACGAAGTGCCCTACGTGTAACGTGTGCGAAGCTTGCCGTGGTACGGGACAGGTTCTGTTGCCAGTGAACGCGGAGCGGAAGGTTATCTAAAGGTCCAAACCTTCTAGCTCCTCTACGATAGGCAAACCGACGCAGCGGCAAGAATAGTCTTGTCCAGGGTGATTCACGGACCCATCCTCGGCCGTGATGGGCGGATCGTTCCAATCTTGCTCGGTGCCTTCTAGGTCCTGGTGCATCGGCCTGACACGCTCGTCTTTCGACGTGGACCAAATGTACGACGTAACTCCAGCGTTCTCTTGGCGAGTTTGGTTAATCTGCCCGTTCAACTTAAGCGTCTGGTCCCTTGCGATGAGTTCCGCTCGTCCCTCGCAATCGGGTAGGAGTTTCTGAACCTCCTCCACGCGAAGCCCGAAATTAGTGGGGTCGTTAATGACCTTGCGCACCTTCGAGGCGTACTCCCTGTGCGCGTCCTCCACGAGCTTGATGTTTTTATCGCGGGCGACGGCTATCTGTCCTGCCACGCGGGTATCGCTGGGCTTGATTCCAAACAGCTTGGGGAAGGGCTGTTTCCGCACAGTATTCGACATGCGGTCGAACATCTTACCTACCGCGCTGGGGATGTCTTCCACGATGCTCTTGTCCACGACGTCCAGGTGCGAGCCGTGCGGGGTGATGGCGTCCGTGCGGTGAGGCAGCGGTACGCTTAGGTAAGCCCTACGCCAGGCTTGGACGTACCTTTTGAGTTCTCTAACGTACCTGGCCTCGGCCGTGCGGGAGGCGCTAAGCGCGGCGGCTAGGCGGGCACGTTGGGCTCTATCGGCGAAGCGGCCCATTAGGAAGTCTCCCCCTTCTTACCTCCCTGTGGCCCTGGGAGAGGTATTGTCGAATTCTCGTCTTGGCCGGATTGTTTCATGCCAGCTACCGTGATTTCAGTGGGCTCGCCGACTCCCGCATGCGTGGGACCGTGCTGCGTCTGGATGCTTCCTGGACCTTCTTCCACCTTCTTTTCCGCCACCTGGACGTTGAAGTCGTGCGAGGCTGCTAGCGACTCCTCGCGGGGCGCTACCTCGATATGTATCGAAGGATCGAACTTGCCCTTGCGGAAGTGACTAAGAGCAACCTCCTCCGGCAACAGAACGCCAGCCGTAACCATCGCCGCATCCCGCGTACCGTACTGAAGTTCGATAGCAGCCTGCTCGGCTTCTGTCATTTGCCACAAGCTCTCGAATTCAATGGTCATCTTGTCAGGAACTACGCCGCCCGTAGGCCCGTCCTTCGCGAGACAAATAAGTCGGTACAGCTTCAGCAATTGTGGCGCCAAGTACGTTTTCTGTTCGGAGGCTACCGTGTCGTAGAAAGCGCGAAAGTCACTATCTCCGGTGGCGCCCATGCCTTGGTTTGCACGCCCGAAGAGGACGTTGACGGGAATTTGCGCCGCCATGGAGATCTGTAACATAAACCTATCGAGAATCTCGGGCACCCCGGAGAGTGGCGTTGCCTTGCGTTCGAAGGTCTCTGACTCGTCCAAGATAAGGCTGCGCGCACTAGAGCGTTGCATATCCACCATGGCCATGCGCGTCTGAAGGTCGCCAACGTTGTTACTGGCGATCATGTCCCACAAGCCCTTCATGGTGAAAACGCCCTGTGCGGCGTCTACCATGAGGTTCGCAGCGGCCTGGTAACTGGTGTCGTACGCGCGCAGGACTTCGTACACGGACTGAAGCACGCTCAGGCTCCAGCCCGCCAGCTGACGCCGCTTGATGATATCCACTGGCGCGCCGTCAAAGCGGATGACGCGGCTGGCGTGGACGATGAGAACGGCTTTCTTTTCCTTCTGTCCTAGCGGACCATCCATCGTATTCGTAATCATGTACGACGACGGCTCCCCGAAGTTAGGGGCCATGGGGTCGGCGAAGTATGTATGGGCGTACGCGAAGCGTTTGTCAACGTTGTTCAGGAAGCGGAGGCTTTTGATATTGTCCTCGTTCGCGGGTAGCGACGGATCTAGCCCATCGTCGATGCCCATGATCATGAGGTTACCACCGAAGAGCCTTCCCCAAATCCAGCCACTAAGAAAACGCTCGTTCAGGCGGATTTTCTTGGCGTAGTTCTCTGCGTCTTCTGCCACCTGCGGATCGCTGTCGCCTGCGTACCGGTCGCCTTTCTCTTTCGCGGATTTATCCGGTACGCACAGCGTGTAGCCTTTGCGAAACATCTCGTTGGGCTTGAACTCGACGATGCGACGGGCGAGGGCATTGTTGTGGAAGAGCGCGGAAAGTTCGGGCCAAGGCTGGAAGCCGGGGTCGAAGTAGTGCCCGAGTTGGACCTTATCTCGAGGCGCATATCCGGACCACTCGGAGCCGAAACCCGTCGCGGAGCCTGTGCCCAACCCTGTTGCGGGGTTTTCCCAAGCGTCCTTACGGATCAACCCCCGGGCTTGCGCAAAGGCCTTATTCTGCTGGGCGGGGGAAATCTTAGTTTTCTTGCGCATATACGCGTGAGTTTACCCCTAAAAACGATAAACTCCCCCTGTGCCCCCCTGGGAAAGACAAGAGAACGAAGGCGAAGCCGCATGGGCCGCTTTTTTGAGGTACCGAGATAGCGTGGGCCCCCGAAAGCTTTTTGCTATCAAGGGGATGCACGCCATGATTCAACTTCAGGAGTGGTTTAACAATCATACCTGGGAAGACCGCTGCAAGGCTTTTGACCGCTACCTGGATTCCGCCCGCGTTGCGGAACGCGTCGCCATCCTAAAGGTGGACGAAAACGAGCGCAACGCCCGCACGCTTATGGCTTGCCACGAAGCTAAACAGGTCGCTTCCCTTGAACTCGAGAAGCTTCTAGACGCCGCCAAGTCCAGCGATGCGCACGGCTTTCTAAAGCCTGCGGACATTGTAAAAATTTTCGAGTGCGCGGTGAAGTGCGAGCGTCTGGTAAAAGGCGAAGCTACGGAGATAGTGGAAACCCAGGGACCGGCTATCGACTACTCGAAACTGTCGGATCAGGACCTGGAGGCGCTTGCGGCCGCGCACTCCGTAGTGGAAGAGATGAGAAAGAAATGTAAATGAATTCGGATCGAAGCGGGAACCGTAGCAAATCCGTATGGTTATGCTGTGCGTGCAACCGCCGCGCAAAAACTTTGCTTGACATGAAAAAAGCCTGTCGTAGCATGTCCGTATGGGTGGAGGAGTCCTCCATCATCCTAAAGGACGGTAAGCCCATTGAAGCCCGAGCTAGCGACGAAATCCCCATCCTCCCCCTGTGAGTATCTTCTAGCGATAGATCCTGGCATTTGCACGGGTTGGGCTTGGTTCTGGCAAAAGAATCTGATAGCAGCTGGGGTGGGTGAGCCGTGCACCTTATCGTCGCAATACGACTGCATTTGCGAGTGTCCGCAAGTCTATCCTAGATCTCCCGTCCCGCCGAACGACTTAATTACTCTAGCCGTACTAGTAGGTACGTTCGTGGAGCGCTACGCTGCCAAGATGGTCTTCCCCGCGACGTGGAAGGGTCAACTAAAGAAGCACGTCTGCCATGCTAGGATTGATTTAGCCTTGACACCCGGGGAGAGGAAAATTATTCCCAAGCTCGCAAAAACATACTTACACAACATGCTGGACGCGGTGGGCATTGGGCTGTGGTACCTAGGAAGGTTGCCGAAGTCGGGAGTGTTGAAATGAGTTTCTGGCTAACTGATGTCATCACACGCTGTTATAGGTGCGGCATACGTAACGAGCGCAGAATCGAACGTCAACGGGCAGGAGGTGCGTACCCTTGCGGCGTGTGCAAAGCCTATATTTACTTTCCGCACGTGCCCGAGCGGCTTATAGCTCAAATAGATTCCGATCTAAACGTTCGCCAGTGGTGGAGGAAAGGGGGGCGGAAATGAAAGGAAGACTCAAAAAGACGCAGACCCTTGAACAACTATTTCCCAACGTAGCCGCCCGTCGCGCCGCGGATGCGTCCATTGACCGGCTGGACGTTACTAAGAGCATGAACGAATACTTGGACACATGGGAATGTGCGTACTTTACCGTCGCACAGAGCTCCCCCTTTCGAGAAGGCTAGACTAGCGCCGCGCCCGCAACCATAAACCCACCCACGGTCGCATCGTATCGGCTACCCCACGTGCCCTCGCCGGTCACTCCACCGTACCGGCTAACGAACTTGAAATCGTTCCCCGGGGGCCACGTAGTGTAGTGCAGCATCCCATACGTGCCCGCCGCTTTGGTGTCCGTAAGCAGCTCTTGCGCGCTGGACGGGCTTAGGAGCTCCTTTATCTCTACCAGGAAGCTCGCTGGCCATTGCTCTACGTAGTCCACGCTCGTGGCTGCTAGCCCCACGGGGAGTAGATTCGCGACGGCTATGACGTCCTCGTCCCGCCCTTGGGAGCGGTTCACCCGGATGCGAAGGAGAATGGCCACGTAGTAGTCGGAGTCGCTTCGCCCGTTCCTAGGCTCACCTACGATAGCCCCGAGCTTGTCCTCCTGGTCGCCCGTTACCGTTGGCGTTAGCTGGCGAAGATTGATAATGTCCCAAAAGGTGTCTTCGAGAGTTTGCACGCTTTGCGTGAAGGACGTAATCATCCCACGCAGAACCTCGGCGTTCTTGAACTGTTCAATAAGGAACGCCAGCGCCTCAGCAACGTGGTTGTTATCTACAGTAGGAACAGGCACTTAGATACCGTTCACGAGTATGCGGGACGTATCAAGAAGATATACGGTAAACGGACTACCAGAAATATTCGCTGTATTCACGGGGGGATAAACTGTGTCCACTTCACATGTCGGGACATCAATCGTAATCCCGGGAACGATAGCCGATGCGCGCACGCCCAGGATTACGACCTCCGCCCCTGGCACGAGGTCCTGCTGACCATACGCCACGATAGCGGCCTTCACGGCATTCGCTTGATCCGTTGTGAGGCTATTAGGTGTCGTCGTAACGTCGACATACAAGTCGACCACGGTAACTCGTGTGAACGAGACGGTATGGCTATTCCCCGAGGCATCCGTTGCCGTTCCAGTAAGGGTTCCGTAGGCTTGAATACCCGAGGGCTTGTCATCCCAAATAGTCTGGGCTATGCTATTGTTCGGCACTGCAGGGCTTACACCGTCCCAAATCAGCGCCTGAAAGGACTTGGCGGGTTGGTTATTGCCGTCCGTGAACATTGTGGTGTTCTCTGGAACGGAGCAGGAAATCATTCCCGCCAATTGGTCTAGGGCTGCTTGGATAGCATCGACCGTGCAGGCGCCGGGGGCTGCAAGTTCGGCTTCGCGCTTCTGTCGGAGTTCGGTGGACGAGCCCGTAAGGTTCGGGTCGTCGCCAAGCGAACCTAGCACCGCATCGAGCGGATTCGTAACCGCCGACCATCCCGATACGGGCGCTGTGATAACCGTCAACGTCCCAGAGTTGGCGACGATGGGTCCGGTTTGGGTACTCTGGAACACGCCTTGGTAAGTGCCGGCGGAGGTACTTACGACGGGGCCTGGAACAGGGTTGCCGTCGACATCAGGGGGACCTACGAGCGTCCAAGTGTTCGTGGGCTGCCCCGCGACATTGGCCACGCTCCCGGCCGGGATGGACGAGGACGAGGCCAGGGTCATATTGCAAGTAACCTGACTCGGCGTAGGCGGGTCGGGAATGGTGCCAGTTAGGCTGGCAAGGGCTACGAGTAGCTGTCCTTCTGAGGCGTCGGGGTCGAAACCGTTGTATGCGGTCGCCCCGAGCTCCCACAAGCTGGCGAGTTCATTGGCAATGATTCCGATGAGTTGCCCGATAGGTTGGTCGGGCGATGTGTCCAAACCCGGGTCGACATTCGCCAGTAGGGCCGTCGTGATATTCGCGACGATCTGTTGCTGTGTTAGGGCGACGAAACCAGTAGGGGATACACCGCTCACGACAAGCTCCCAGCGCTGCCTGACGGGATCGTCACAAGAAAAGGCACCCCGGTCCCCCCTTGGATAGTCGCCCCGCTTTGCGTCGTGCAGGCGAAGATAAGGTTGAGCTGTCGGTTCGCGTTCAGCGTCACCGTAAGCGCCGTGACCTGATTCACCCACGGGACGGAGAGGATAACCTCCCGGAAAAGCTGCGAGATGATTCCCAGGTTGGGATTCTTCTGTCCTAGGATCGCTTGAAAGTACGGCACCCCGATACGGACGTCGAAAGCCCAGTTGCCGAGGAACGAAAGGAAAAGGTTCCTAAGTTTCTGCGCGGCTTGCGCGTCGGGGTCTGTGACGATGCTAAGTTGTTTAGCGTTAGAGATGTCGAAATCGCCCGACGTCGTTTGCAGAAAGGTCGTCATCTTTTCGGGAGTTTACCCGCAAAACTAGCCAGGTTCCGACGAAGGCCCCCGCGGCGGAGAACGGGATTAGCCAAGGATTCTCAAGGTATAGGTATACCGAAACTCCCGAACAGGCGACTAGAGCCGCACTACACGTGGATGCCTTCCAGGCGGCACCCTCCGCAACCCATTTGACGTTCAACGTCCAAAGGACGTCCACGAGAATGGCGAGCCAATAGACTAGGAGGTATGTCACTCTGCCTTGGCGACGGTAGCGGCCACGTTGCCAACCGTGGTGTAGGGTGTTCCGTAGGTCACGGGACCACCGCCCGAGGGCGCCGCCGCACTGGCCAGGGCGTTCTTTATCTTGGTGAGTTCCCCTGACACCAGGTTGGCCAATGCGACGAAACCCGTAGGCGAAGCCCCTAGGTCAATCTCCCCCCCAGCACTGGGGATGCGAATCTGCGCGGACTTCCCTGCGATGCCTATCACTAGGTCAGAGGAGATGGGGTCGCCCACGGGCGTCACCGTATTGCAAGGCATCGCCACGCAGTACATACCATGAACGGTCGCATCCGTGGGCGAGGAGAGTTGCCCCGTTTGGCGCCATTCCGCGTCCGAATACATACGGAATACGACCGTCACTTCGTCCCCCGAGTTCAGGGGGAAGGCCATAACGAACCCGCCCCCGCGCGGGTACGCGATGGGTACCTGTGGAAGTACGGGCAGGGTCTCGTACGCCTTTAGCCCCGTCGTTCCCTCGATGTAGGGGCGACGTATGGCCAGCTGGATGTCTGCCGTTTGCGTGCTGGGGTAGAAGGTCTGCACCGTGCCAGGGAGGCTAGTGTGGACTTGCTCCCGCATCTCATCCATTGCCAGGCGGATGATTTCGGTTAAAGTTCTATCAAGAGACATTTGCAAGCCTCTTCTTTAGTCCTGCTACTATAGATTCCAACTGGGCTAGCGTTGCGTCCTGTTTGAGTTGATTCGCCTTCCAGGAGATTATCCAAACGTTTCCCCTTACATATCCTTTGGATGAATCTATGCGGTCGATGGATGCAGTGCCGTCCGTGAACGTTCTAGGACCTAGCCAAGGCTTATTTTTGCCTCTTCCGAAGTTGGCCCCGCAGGGGAGTACTGGAATGCCCAGTAAAGGGCACACATCCGGCCACGGCAAGTCGTCCGCCGTTATGTTGAACTCCATTCCGTTTCGTCTACAGCGAGCTCTTGCTTTGTTTACCAGGTATTTTACTGGATGGGCTTTCCTCCATTTGATTGTAGATATTCTTTTCTCTTCCGAGTGCGTTCGATTGTATTCTCGCCCTTTAGCAGTCTGGCACGGTATGCAAACACGCACATGTCCGTCCCTGTGCCTTTTGTGCTTGTAGTAGCTTTCCAAGGGCTTCACTACGCGGCACACGTTACAAGGTCTCATACCAATAGTTTATAGCTAGATAGATTGGTATGAGTTTTTAATCTCCAGAATCGTCGTCGGAGTCTTGAGCGTCCTCCGCGTCTTGTGCGTCTGCTTGCACACTTTGCGTGGGGGTGGTACTGTATTTTTTAAGGGATAGATTCATTTGCCACGGATCGCCGTAGCTTTGACCTTCTGCCTCTGTTTCAAAGATGCGAAATACGCCTTGCAGTGACTTAGCCTGAATGGATACTAGGCGCCCTGGCGTGAGCCCTGGGATAAGCAAAGCACTGCACTGGACCACGCCTTTGTTATCTACGCTAGGCGAGCCCAAAAGTCCAGTAGATGCTGAGAGAATGATAGCCGTAGCGTTGAGGGGCTTGTTTTTCTCGAGAAATTGCAACGCTCCGTTTTGTACCGACCACTCTAGGTTGCTGGATTTGCATAGGTTATTCAGCCAGTAAGACGCCTTTCCGGAGATTCCTGCACCCGAGAACATCGACGCCACTCCCTTGGCGCCTAGCACTTGCACGGCGTGCCCGATGTTCCCCACGCCTACGCCCATGGCGGCGGCGATGGATTGGATGACTTGCTGCGGCGACGTGCCCGCGGCGAAGTTTGTATTGATTCTAGACTGAGCCAAAGCGTGCGCCTTATCTCCGCTAGAGAGATGCGAAACGATATCGGGACCTTCGGTAACGGCGGGAAGGGAGCCGCGCACGGTCCCCTGGAATAGAACGCTCATCCCCACAGGATCAGCGTACCCAGCGCTTAGCGTTACGGGGATGCTTGGTCCCAGCATGCCGAAGTAAAGCCGGGTGTCCTCACTGAGGTTCCTAACCTTCAGGTCACAGGAATTTGGAGTGCCCGGCTTAAGAGACTTTTTTACCGAGAACTCGATAGCCAGCTTAGAGATGTCTTGCGTGCCGACGACAAGAGAATACGCGCGACGGAAGAGTGCTTGGTTGGCCTCGCTTATCTGTTGCGGTACCTGCGATGCGTTTGCTGCAAGCCCCATCATCCACCTGCGAGCGTCATGGTATCCCAGTAGGTCAAGTCAACCCGAAGCCCGGGGCCAAAGTCGTTTAAGCCGGGGTTTGTCAAGTCGTTCGTGGTACTGATAGCAAACATCTCGCCTGGCGGCAAGCGTGGGTCCACGAAACGTCGAAGGAGCGCCCAGTTTGTGACTATCTTTACCGAAGCCAAGAGCGTCTCGTCCGGTAGGGAGATGCTCATGTACCAAGACGACTCCCGTTGATTCCACTGGAACGAGAGAAGGTAGTCGGAGCCCTCCAGGTTTACTGTGGTCTGGTTAAATGGATCCGACGTCACCGGAATGCTAAGGATACTCATAGTCCCAGTAGGTTCTCTAAAAGGCTGGAATCCTGCGTAGTTACATCCACGGGGGCCTTCGCGCCCTTGTTCACCTTTGGCGTAGCTCGAATAACGGCGGCCTGGGGGACGTTCGTGGTCGTTGTGGTCGCGACGATAAGAACCTCTTTCAACGACATCGTAATGTTGCCACCTGTGCCTGAATCCTGCGTCTTGGAGACACTGTAGGACTCTAGAGCCATGTTCGAGTAGGTGTGCTCGGGTGTGATAACCGTTAGCAGGGTGGAGTTCTGTTTGAACAGGCGCAACTGATCAAGGGTATCTTTGACTGCATCGAACAGGGACGTGAATTGCCACGTGGATACGTTCAGGACCTCGGGCGGTCCGCTAGGGAGGGCACCCGTGGCGAGTAGCGCAACAGCCGTCAATGGTCCACCCTCGACCGCCGTAGCCGCATCCTCGGCGAGCTGCAGGTACGTCAAAGATGTTGACGGATGAAACTGGGGGGCAAAGAGAGTCTGAGGAAGGTTCGTTCCCGTTCCGTACAGGGGGGAATTGGATACGAAAACCTCTAGGGTGATTTTGTCCAGGTTCGGGCGTATGTGGTCCGCGATATTCGCGCCCGTTTCCACCGGGTGTTCAGTGACGTCACTTGAACCCTCATGTGTGCGTGTGGTACACACATCAAAAGTTAGGAAGTTCGTAGTGTCCCATTGTAGCATAACCGCGCTAACGGTACCCGCTCCCGCGGGGTCTTGCCAGGAATAGGACTGCGGCTGAACTCCGGTTTGGATTGCTGAACTACTCATGATCCCGTATCCGTCCCGCCGAAGTCCTCGTAAGCCTGTTGATGCCCGCGGCTATCCGACAGCGCTTTCTTGACATGCTTGGCAACGGCAGCGCCCGTTGCGTTGGGATCGGACGAACCGTGCACGTTGATTTCTACGCTGTTGGTTTGGTGTCCATATGCTGCGAAGCCTTCACGGAAAGGAATACGCGCGTGGTCTGCCTGTGCCAGGGGGGCCTCGGGCGGCCCAGCGGGCGCGTGGCGTCGCAATGCCTGCACTGCATCGAACTGTTCCGAAGTAAGCGCTACCCCACCCTTGTCTGGTTTTAGAATGCCCAGTTTCTCCGAGATGCTCGCCATTCCTTCGCCGAGCTTTTCCACCCACCCGAAGAGTTCCTTGACGTCGGAGAGGGCTTGTCCTAGGAAGCCCCCCAAAGCCTGCCCGATAGCGATGACAGCCGCAAGCCCGTCCCCTTTCCAAAACACTACCAGGGCGTCCCAAACGTCGTGTAAATCCTGGACAATCTTTTGCGTCGTACCTATACCGAAAAGCTTGTCGATAAGCGTCCCAATAGCGCTCTTACCACCTGTGAATAGGTGAAAGAGATCATCGAACAGAAGATACAGTGCGCCCGCCATTATCAGTGGCACGGCAAGCTCCAGGGCGAGCGGCGCCAAAGCAATCGCAGCAGCCGCGCCGAACGCGATTACGGCGGTCTTCATAAAGCCCGTGCGCTTCTCTAGATTCTGTGTCCAGACGACGAGTTTCGTCACCTTTTCCGTAATCCAAGTAAACGCGGGCAAGAGCGCCGTGGCCAGGTTCGTCTTCAAGGAAGTAAACGCAAAGTTCATCTTCGCGGTTTGGACTTCGGCATCTTTGGCGTGCTTGATGAAGTCCTCGGAGATACCCCCGCCTAGAGCATCGAAGTCCTTCGCGGCTTCCTTTAGGCCCTCGCTTCCCTTCATGAGAAGGGGAAGCATAGCTTGTCCCTGACGCCCCATTAACCGGAAGGCTTCGGCGCCTCGCTTGCCGGGGTCTTCGATAGCCTGGAAATGATCGGCAAGGTCCCCCATGACGTCTAGGACGGGTCTAGCCTTCCCATCCTGATCTTTTAGGGATATGCCAGCCGCTTGAAATGCAGAGCCCGCTTTCTTGCTACCAGAGCCGGCAAGCCCCATGTTTCTCGTGAGAAAGCGAAGGCTATTATTAATCTGGTCTACCGACAGCCCGGCTTCTGTGCCTGCAAGCTGGAATTTTTGCAGTTCGTCCGTCGTGCTTCCAAGCATAGCCGCTTGGCGCTCTAGCGCTGTGGCGGACTCGACCTGGCTAGAGATGAACTCGTGAGCCTTCTCCAAGAAAAAGCCCCCGGCCGCGAACTCCGCCACCTTGGTAAAGGTCGACGCTAAGCCTTCGGCTTTTTTCTTGAAAGCTTCTATTCCCTTATCGGCATGCTCCAGTGGTTTAGTGTCGACATTCATGCCGAACGTAAGGAGCAACTCTCTAAGCGCCATTAGAGCTTGCCCTTAGGTTTGCGGGCTTTCGCCTCGGCTTCCTCTAGGCAATCCAGGATAGCGTGTGCTTGCATGACGTCATCCCAGGACCAGTGGCATTCGAGTTCTTGCAAGGTCACGGTTAACCGTTCGCTGGTACAGAGACGCCAACAATCCCAGTCACACCCTCTGGGAATTTTGATGCGGACTCCGTCGCTGGGGCGCTCTTTTCCGCGAGACCCGTCCCCAGCACGGCTAAAAAATCAGAAAAATCGTTCTTAATGCAAAGCATTAACCACTTCGTCATGTCGACCATACGGCCCGCAAAGTGTTCCTCGATGATGCTGTCGAGGTTAGGTGAGCCTTTGAATTCTCCACCTGACACAGTGGTCATAGGGGCGTATGTGGTGCAAAGGAAGTCCAGGTCTGCGTCCGAGAGCCCCTGGACAATCTTCCCGATAGCTTTCATAGCGCCCCCGCCGTCACCTTCGAAGCCCTCTGCGGCACCTCCCACGAGGTTCAGGATTCGGCGATAGACCTTCTTGCCGTCGCTAAAGCCAAGCTGTGTAACCGTGTATCGGTAGCCTCCGATTGCTTCGGTTTTCGTCTTCCGCATACCGGAAGTTTACGAGGAAAAACGCCTCTATGAGCCGAAAACGGCGTAGGCGATTGCCCCGTCCGCTGCCTGTACCTGGGTGAGAAAGAATCGAAGAGACGTGATCACGCCCGCATTAGGAGCTTGGGGCAGCGCATAGCAAAGGATACCGTTAGGTGGAAGCGAGGGCATGAAGTTCCCTCCCCAAGCCATGCCCAACTCTTGTCCGGACATATTACAAATGTAGATGAACGTTGCCGCGGTTCGAATGCCCGGGAACGAGATGTCAATCTCTGTTCCTTGGGCCGTTCCTGCTGGCACTGGCATAGTGCTTTCAAGCGGGATGTTGAAAGGACAAGCACCGAGCTTGGGCGCGAAGTTCCTAGGATTCCCGTCCGCAGTAGTCCACTGGAACGCCAGGCGATAGGCCAGTGAGAGCGGGGTCATGTTGTCCCCTACTTACGATCGCCCATCTTCTCGTGCCACGCGTCCCAACCGGATTTCTCTTCGTGCTCAGCGGCCGCTCGGTCATGCGCAGAGGCCTGGGCTTCGTGATCACGCTGTGCGGCGGACTTACCTCCCAGTCCAGCCTTAACGCTCTTCTTGGCCTCTTCCGCGGCTGCTTCCCGATGCGCTGAGGCTGCTAGGCGGTGTGCCCCACCCGCTTCGGCGTGGGCTGCCGTCTGATTTGCGGACGACACGACTTTTGCATGCCCCGACGCGCGGCTAGCGGCGAGAGTCTTCTCCGCTGCCTCCTTGGCTTTGGGGGACATCTTGGCATCTTCCCTTATAAGGACATCGGCGCTGAGTACCCAAGGCAACTGCGGAACGTTCGGACGCATTAGTTACCACCCGTAACCGCCGCAAGGTCCGCAACTTGGATTTCCCAAACACGCTCTTTCGCCGTCTTGGAGAACGAGGCATCGGGGTGCTTCACAAGCCACGCCTTGGCGCCCGAGTAGAGCGAGGTGCCCTGGCGATCCTTTACGAGAACAGGGGCCACCGAAGCGCCGCCCGCCGTATAGATATCCGCATTCAGCAAGGCCGAGAGGGCAATATTCGCGCTCGACGTCTGCATGAGCTTGAATTGAATCTTAGCCGTTCGGTTGTTTGTTTTCGATCGCGTTACCTCGCCGTCCGCCCCAACCACGAGCTTGAACGCTTCTTCCATGAATTCAATTGTACAGAACTCGTCCTCGGCGTAGCCTGAGACAATAGGAATAGCCGCGAAAACAAGGGAGACTTCACTCCCATCGTAAATCCGGAGGTCCCCCATTTGCTACCTACCTTCCGGAAACGTCAGAGATTCGACGTAAAAAGCAGGTTCTGACTCGAGATACATGGCGGCTTCCCTGACTAACGACGGGTTGTGTTTCAATTGACCGATAGCGAAATTACAGTTAGAACAGAGCAGCCCGCGAACGCTCTTTGTATCTGCACAATGATCCACGAACAATCCTTTTTTGCCGCCACTGCCACCGCAGATTTGACACGCTTTAACTTCTCGAAGTTTCTCGTGCTGCTCGATGGTCAAACCGTAGGCTCTTTTTAGGAACCAACGCTGTTGATCGGACTTGACCTTCTCTGGCTGTGCTGCTCGCAACGCTCTGCGTCGAAGCCTCCCATAGGTTCGCTTCTGCTCACGACTTGCTTCGCTTCTATGAGCCTCGCTCATGACAACACAACAGTCCCGTTAATAACCAAAGTATTGACCGCGCCGGCCAACGAGGCCTGAAAGGTGATCCCGGGCACGTTGCGGATAGCCACGTTCGAAAGGTTCTGTGTCGCCACCGGAGGAATCGTAACCGTGGGCGCAGGCTGCGAAGAGAAGAGCCCTGTTTTTACGTAGCGGTCGAGCGAGCCAAGCATGACGCTCTGTAGCGTAGTCATTCCCGCGTCCGTGTAGGGAATCTTCGCGTTCGCTAGCAACGCAGCCAGCAGGCTGACTTGCATGTCATTCTCGAAGGCGTCCAGCCCGCGGACCGTATCGAAGTACGTCCCCGCGCCCGCCGTGCCCATGACGACGAAGTCCGAATTGGCAACGGTCTGGTACAGGTTCCCATTCTTGGCGAGGACGTTCAGGTAGACGGATTCGCTGGGATTGTCGACGGGCACCGTGGCCAGCGGTCCCTTGTACGCCCAGTTATCCGAGCCTGGGACTGCCGTAAGACGCGTCGCCATGAGGGCGAGACCCGAATAACAAAGCAATTCGCTCTGTGCGAAAATAGCCCCCGTGCGCGTGTAAGACGAGTTCTTGAGATGGTAAAGCAGGCTCGTGGTGTCGGTTGCAACCGTCGAACCATTCGCCGTGTCGCTGTTGTTCGCGAGGAAGACCTTTTGATTACTCTCAACCCAGCCGGCTGCGGCCTGGACCTCAGCCGAGCTCATCGAGTCCAGCGTAAGCGCGTACCAGGTGTTATTCGCCGCTGCGATTGCGACGAGGTCGGCGACGATGCCCGGGTCGGTCGTCGCGTCCGCAACGGACATATGATTGACGTCGGGCTCGACGTTAATCAGGGTGCCCGAAGACATAGCAAGTTCGACCACCGCGCTCGAGGGGGTTACCGTCAGATTCGCGAAGGGGAGCGTCGTCGTAAAGGTGTAAACGTTATCCGTCGCGTACGTCCCCGAAACGAAGTCCACCACCACGCCGTCGATCGTAATCGCCGAGCCCGTGGTAACGTTCGTAGTGTAACTGGCGCCACCATTCGAGGACCACTTGAATACCGCCGTGCCGCTAGACCCGCCCGTGGTAATGGCGATAATAAAGGTACCTGCCACGCTGGGCGTGCCAGAAATCGTAATCGTCGGGGGGCTAGTTCCCGCCTTGGTAACTGGCCCCATACCCTCGATGAGAAGGCCAATTGCCGCGGCCACCGTCGTCGTGGACGCGCCCGAGGGCACCGTATAGGAGAAGGGGGTAGGGACGCTCCCAGGCAGTCCTACGCCGAACTGGTATACATCTCCCTGGACCGCGTCCGTGCACGTAAGGTTTACAGCCTGGCTATACGCATTCGCCCTGCGTCCAACGAGAAAGTTCGGCGGGTGCGGGGTCTGAGAAACAAGAACGTTTGCGGCTACATAGGCAGGGTCGTTGACGGTAAACCCGTCGCCGATCATTTGCTGGAGCCCGGCCGCGGAGCCGGCATAGGACCTAACGCGGTCTCCATAGTGGGTGTGATACGCCGCGATAAGCGGGACCCCAAAGCCCGAAAGGCTGGGCGCCGAGGCCGAAACGACCACGGAAAGATTGATCAAGTCAGATAGCGCCATGTAACGGGAGTTTACCGCGAAGCCCGCCGCTACCTACAAGGTACGATAAATCGACGCACGAACGTAAAAGAAGACTTTACCGGTGCGTGAGATAGACGTATTGTTATTCAAGAGAGGCAGGAGAGAACATGAACCTCGCAGAGATGAAAGCCCGACTTGCCACTCGCCGTGCGGAACGTCTCTCGCGCAGTCCTTCGCGTTGTTTCTGCCACTCATGTAACAATGTATCTCGCGCGTCCTTTGGCATGGTCCGCTGGACCGAAACCTTCATGATCGGCGGGGCCTGCCGTCGCAGGCTTCACCTCACGGTAGTGAAGTGAGTCCTAAATGAAACGCGTTTTGACCATTGAAAGAGTGAGATCTCTAGTGCACAAGGTCCGTGCCGCAAGCCCAGATCCAGAGAAGGCACACGATCTGGAAGACTCCGCATTTCGAACGGTTCTCAGCGCCATCGCCCTTGGCACTTGCGAGGACCCTAAAGCTTGCGCCGAGGAAGTGTTGCTAACGAACTACATTGATTTCCCAAGGGGGTGCGCGTAGGTACGACAAAACGACGCACGAACGTAAAAGAACGCTTTACCCGCGCGCGGAATGGACGTACTGTTATTCAAGAGAGGCAGGAGAGAACATGACCCCCACCGAATGTGCCGCCCTTGCTATTCGAATGAACCTCGTCATTGCCCGTCTCGCAGCGCTTCGAGGTGGCAAGTGAAAATCCTAGCTGCTATCGCCGTTGTCGCCTTAAGCGCCCTCGCGGGCTGCACCGTCACCACGCAGGAGCCCGACAGCAACTTCACGACGGATCCTACCGCAATCAACCCCTGCATGGAGATCGGCCACCCCGAACAGACTTGGGGCGTCTATAAGACGATTCCTGATCAATTCAAGTGCGAGGTCTACGACTGGAATGACACCTACGGGTTTTGCTGCCCTAAGGGGGTAGAATGAACCTCTACTTGTTGGAACGCACTGGAATTATAGCGCGTTATGAATACGTGGGTCACGTTGTTCGAACTGAAAGTGAATCCCAAGCCAGGCGCTTGGTCTCCCACCTACATGTAAACGAAAGTCCAAAAGACTGGTTAGACCCTAAGCGTAGCCGATGCCACTGTATTGGTTATACCAATGCAATTGAAGCGGGTGTTATTTTGTCGTCCTTCAAAGAAACAGGATAAACTTCCAGCGTGCAGCACTCCCTTCTTATTTCTCTTTTTCTTGCTGCATCCGTCCTACCAGCGGCCCTGTCCTCCTGTTCCTCTCCTGCATCGCAAGCCGGGCCTGACGCCAGTAACGTAGAAGTTAGCGTCGCCTCTCCCGACGCGGCGTCAGGCCCGGCTTTCGATGCAGGAATACAGCCCTTCAGTCCACCCAACAAGACTCCTCCGGATGCCGGAAACCCTTGGTGTCAACTCCTACAGTGTTATGACGTGCAAATACTCTTGCCAGAATGCGCGACGGAGTGCACACTTCTTCCTCCTGACGAGCAACACCTTATCGTTGGACCACAGTGTCAAGACTGCGCTAACCCAGTCGACGTCACGAATTGCGGGGCGTACTGTGTGGAGACGAGCGAACAGGATGGAGGCTAAATGAGCTCCGTCTGTCTACTCCACGGCAAGGAAATATCGGAGCACCAATGCCTCTATTGTTGTCTCTGCTATCGTGATCTAACCGAAGATGAATGCCACGTACTCGACAGTGGAGAGCGCGAAGATGTGTGCAACGAGTGTGCGAGTAAAGAATTGGCCCGTATGCGGGCTATAGCCCGGTGATCTGCGAAGGATCTGCGCACGTGAGGCACGCCAGGAACAGTGCCTTGTTCGCCAAGTTCCTTGGCACAAGCCCGGGGTTTCCCGCCGCATCCGTCTGACACTCCACCGCGCACGTAGCCCAGTCTCGTACGGCCAGTGCGGCTTCCAACTTTGGGAAATCGAAGCCAGGCCCGCAAGCCCAAGCTAGGCTATGAACGGCAAGCTGCGCATCTGCGGGCAGGGTATCCCAATTCGTGAATCTGGAATGTAGAACATTTTCATTCTCCTGCATCTTTTGAACGGTGATAGCGTCCACGCTAGCCTTCGAAAGTCTAAGGGTCGTGAACTGGGCGAAGGCGCCTCCTCCCGCCAAGCGCTTGCCTTGGTTGGCCTTTACCATGGTCCACGCGGCTGTGATCTCCGAAGGGCTGGCCGCAGTACCGTCCCTGTGAAGCCAGGGTAGTCCTAACGCCTCGGCCACGGGGTCGATTAGAAGCCCCACGGCGGTCGTTACGAGCCCTCGGACGTCCAGGTACATCCACGTTGTGTAGCCCTCAAACTTCGCCGTAAAGGCGGGGAATGCGGCTAAGATGGAAGGCCACATACGTCCACTGTACTAGCTGGCATAAAGACCTGTTCAACCGTCACCGGCATGGCGAGAATCTCTCGACAGAGATCGTCATGTCTTGCATCGGGCATCGAGCGGATAACGTCGCATGTAGCCTCAAGCACGCAACGGATTAGTTCCCGAACGTCTTCCTCAGTCATAGCAAACCTTTCACGGCGACCACGGCGGATGCCGCGCCTGCGACGCCAGAGACAACACCCGCAACCGTACCGATGACCCCCAGCACTTCGAGGACGGCTAGAAGAACGTTCTTATCCTTGGTCCAATTGGCATCCGCATAGTTCTGCAGGATGATACGTTGCTGATCTTCCGTGCAGTCCAGGAAGTCCGCCCAAGCCGCTACGGACATGCCGGTAAGTGCCGACAACTGCACAAGATTGTCTTCTACGGTTGGCATTGTACCCCTCCGTCGATACTGATGTCGCCGTGTCGATAGAGCATCGACGCGTTGCCGCAATAGGCGGCACGTTCTAGAGCTCGGACCACTGAAGGTTTACAAGGCCCCGCGTCCGCACAATAGGCTTCGAGGGCCGATTCCGCGCGCAAAGCATCGGTAGCGCTCTCGGTATCCTTACTAGTCCACTTGGACGAGCAGGATACCAAGAAAACTAGACAGAGGACAAGTCCTTTAGCAAATCGGCCCATGCAACACCATTCGGAGCCTTCTGTTGGCCCGCTGCTAGCATATCTGGAGTAAGCAGGGCATACAGCGCGCCCCCCGCGGAAGGCACAGCGTACTTGGCGACCGCGGCCCAAGTCAACGTCCCGAGCATCCCCCAAGAGCAGATTTTGACTCCCGTGGCGTTGTATCCCATAGCCATAATGCAATGCCCGTTGCTAGGGTTAGGGTCGCCAGCAACATCCCAAACGAACCCAGAGCTTGCCGGAAAAGGTGTGACCCACGCATCGGGAAGAGCCAATCCAAAGTAAAGGGTTTCGAAAAGGTCGAGCGCTTGCATGCACTCGGTTTGATTCGAAGCGTCTACAGACGCGGAGCCCGCAAGGCTACTCCCGTCCGCCGCGGGGTTTGTTTTCCAATAGGTGATAGCCGCGTCTTCGTCACAACCTTGGTCCGTCGAATCGTCTCCAGGGGTGTACCCGCCAATGGCGGAATAGTCGTGGATGATCTGGTCCTGCGTCGCAAGGAATTCCTTGCCGGCGTTTCCGGTTGCTACGCCGAGGACGTGGTAGTAGCCCGCGATGACGCAATCCCCTAGGGTATCGTTGCAGTACATCTCCGCGAGCGCCTGTGTGGCCGCGGGAGAATAGTCAACGCTTGCGGGGGGTGCGGGGAGCGAAGCGCAAAGATGGTCCTTTAGTCTCGTCTTCGGCTGGTGATTCCCCCTTCGGCCGAACTTCATCGGTGCGCAACCCTAGAGAGTTTTTCCGAGAGACTAGACGGTACAGGGTTTTGCTTTTCAGCCGCGAGGACGGCAGCGATAATTGCCTCAACGTCCGTAACCGTGACGCCAGCGCACGCTGTTGCGACAGATTCAAACGTCGCGCCCGGTTGCTGAGCCTCTGAGATAACGCAAGCCGCAGCCTGGCCAACGTCGGTAACAATCGGTGCAACAGCTCCGCAGCCACACACAAGGCAAAAAAGGACAGAAAAGATAGCACGGTGGGCGGTTTTCATGCTTTCACCTGGAGCGGCGAGGGCTTGAGTAGCGCAAGCACGGTAGTAAGCAGGCTAAGCACTGGGCCTAGATACGCAGAGACAGCGGCAACCGTAGTCGGACTAAGGTGTCCTACGACCGTGGGACCTACCGCCGTAAGCACGGCAGCGATAAGGATTACAATGTGTTGAACGTCGAGCTTCATACGCGGAGTTTACCTGCGAAAAGACTAAACGTGGTCAGCGTATTGGTAGAAGTACAGGAGACAGTATCCCGTCCCACCCGCACCACCAGCCGCGCCCGCACCTATCGTACCGCTTGCGCAGCCCCCCGTTCCGCCGCCCCCACCGCCTGCTCCGCTATTCGCCGCGGCCGCACTGCCAGCGGACGCTGGACCGCCCGCGCCAGAGGAATTGGCGAATCCCCCCGCGCCGCCATTTCCACCACTACCGCCGGGGCCCCCACCGCCACCGCCACCGCCGGGGCCGCCAAAATACGAGCCCGACAGTGCCCCGAAAGCACCCCCTGCACCGCCCACAAAACCTGCGCCAGTAGTACTAGAATTCGCACTACCATCAAAGCCGCTAGGGCTTGCGGCGATTGTCGTGGTGTTAATAGTCACCCAAGCCGGGCCACCCGCCCCTGGTTCTAGGGGGAGTCCAGAAGGGATGAGAATATTGCTACCGATGCCAGAAGACGAACCGTCTAGTGCGATAGAGGGCTTGGCCGCATTCCCCAGGCCTGTACCAGAACCCCCGGGCATGAACAAATCAACTGTGTTCGAGGTCGTGTCTGCCACCCCCCCGATGCCGCCTGCCCCACCGTGAAAGTGCGCTAGCACGCCGCTAACGGAACCCACGACGGTGACCGTGCCACCATTCGCTCCGTTCGTAGACAAGCCACCTCCCGCAGCGGCCGCGGGAATAGTAACAGTGATCGTCTCACCCGGGGAAACGAGCCTTCGGTACCGACCCGCAATCGCACCCGCTCCACCACTCCCAGAGAGGAATTGTACTCCCGTACCACCTGAACCTGGAGCTCGTCCGCCGCCGCCGCCGCCGCCGCCACCCCAGCCTTCGATATCAACATCGAAGCAATCCGCAGGGACTACATATGTAGCCGTCGTCGTGAACGGCACGGTGAACGGGTCGAAAGAGTTCCCGTAGAGGAAGTTGACGTTATTGACTAGGTTGCCCACCAGGAAGTTGAGATCTTCCGCCGCGGGATAGGTGTTGGGCGTAAACCAAGTTCCAGCGGGAGCCAAGGCTAGGGGTTGCCCGTTCCAAGCATTTGCGCCAGCAGGGTAGTTCCCGCTATTACTCCAAGTCATCGGGACGTAAACGATAGTCATTTCTCTACAATCCTTTTGACGAAGAATCTCACGCGAACGTACTCTACGACAATCATCCCAAGTTTATGCAACGCGCCCGCCACAAGCCCGGTAATAGCAGCAACAAGAATCTTACCCGCGAACGAGACTACGCCGTCGGGTACAGCCATGCTGCCGATAGCACACCCCATCCCCGTGAGAGACGGGTAGAAGTTGCCGTGGTTAGTCATCACTGTTCGGCGTTGATGTACGTAGCTGTCGTCCCGTGCCCCGAAGAGCCGACCTTGATCCAGCAGCCATCCATAAAGGTACCCGCGGGTATAGCCTTGTATAGGATTAGCCCCGTGTCTCCCACCTTCTGAGCCGCAACATCGCCAGCCCCGCCAATGTACAAGCGCCGAGCGTATACCGCGCCACTAGAATCGCCTAGAATTCCCGTGGTCCCCGTTACTCGAAGGTCGACGTCCGATGCGGGCGCAGACGAAGTGCATACCACGTATGTGCGGACGGGCAAAAGCTGGTAGTTATTCTGGTCCATTGTTTGGTGTTTTTTCCTCTCTAGAAGTTTACCGCGTATAAGATGCCTCTGGCGCTTTTACGGCTGTTACACCGCTTACAGCAAGGCACGGTGTTTTCAATAGTGTTTGGACCTCCCAAACTCGTGGCAAACGGTACACTTTTTCATGTGATGGGCAAAGTATTTGTCCCATTAACGCTTTGTACCCACCCCGGCGAGCCTGGGCCGACCTGGGACGTCTGAATAGCCACGCCCCAATTGAACAGAAAGTCGCACTGGGCTGCGGTCACGACTCGGTTGTCGAAACAGGTGTTAGTGTCGTACCCCGTGGGAAGAGATTGGATGTTGTGGTCCTCCGCCACGCTGAGGTTCACTAGATGCAAGGTCGCGCGCGCGGCGTCCTCGTAGATAAGCGTCCGAAGGACCTCGAGATAGTCGTCGGCTTGCAAGGCATTGTCCAACGTCGAAAAGGACTCCACCTTGGCGCTTACTACGACCGTGCGCACGCCGTTCAAGCGGTCGATTAGGTTCCCGTTAGGCTGCAAGGTATATCGATGCTCGTCCCAGCCCAGCCCCGTGCGATTGCCTACCGTGATAATGCACCTAGCTTGCGTCACGGGACTGATCTGCGGTTCAGGCTCCACGTTCGTCCGTACGTCAATGCCCATGATGGACGCGAAGAGGGACTTAATGGTCCCGCGCGGGAAGATGCCCTGGCTGCTAGAGTAGCCCGGGACTTGCGGTCCTAGTCCTTCGGGCAAGAAGGCAGCGCCTTGGATGCTGGTAGCAAAGTTGACAGCGCTCATATTCCGCCACCTTTGGACGTAACAGTTTCGCCCTTGATGGTTACGGAGTACGAGAGCGAACTTCGTAATTGACCTGTCGAGATTAAAGGAACATCCGAGCCCTTGCGCTTAACCGTTTCGTCCGCCAAGGACGGCGGGATGTGCTCTGTGATGCGCTTCTGAATTCCCCCAACGAACGCCTGGCCTAGAACGTTCAAAGCAGGTTCGGGCTCCCGATTGCCCGCAAGCACGCTCTCTGCCATTCGGGTCATAGCTTTCTTAACGTCGCCCTGCTTCTCGTCCAGCCACCCGCGAAGAAAGGACCGTTCTGGCACGCCCAGCCCGAACTCGTGGAAATATCCCACATCTAGGACCGTAAGCTTGGACTCTTTGCCGTCGGGCTCCTCTTTAGGGCACGCCCCCTCGGCCGCTAGAATGCCTACCTGAATCTTCCAGTCGGCTCCGAAGGCCTTCTTTAGAAGTGCCTTGTAGCCCCGATCACGGTCTTTCAGCACGCTAACACACGCGAAATCCACTAGAAACTTGCAACTGTAAGCGCTGGTAATTCTTCAAGTAAGTAGTAGTCCCATCTTTTGCAACGAGCCTAGCCTGTTGCCCAAACGGACTCGACGCAAGTTTGTGCGCCGCTAAGTACCGATGCCCTTGATCCGCTTTCGTGTACGCGGCCGTCGAGGACACTGGCTGCGCCGCCATGTCGCCCCACACACCTTGGTCTATCTCAAGGAACGCTGCGTCCAGTTCCCCCTGAACAATTGCATCGGGAACATTTATGAATTCTGCGCTGTACGTGCGAAAACCCGCGAGATCCATCAGCTGAACCCCCCACCGAACACCTTCTTGCCACAGTGCTTGCACGTGCTGTAGCCTTCTACGGGCCATTGCCAATCGTGCATACAAGAGTCCGACTTTGATGTATCCAGCAGTTTCTTAAGCAGTGCTTCGTCCTTCTTTTTCACGTTACCTCGTCTGGTACATCGGGGAGTGGGGTCTTGTCGATGTCGAACGCCCACCTACCGAGCTCGATAACGTTCGCGAACGAGTACCCATACTTAGCCGCAAAAGCTGTGATGCTCGCTCGGATCTCTTCCGCATCCTTCACGGCATCTCCAAGGCAGGGCTCACAAATCTTGCAAAAAGGGTAGCGAGCTTTAGGCACAAGAATCCCTGCGGCACAACAGACACACATGTTTCTCCTCCAAGTTTACAGTCAATTCTCGACCAATTGCCTCGTAACTTTCTCAATCATTTCGGGTACATGCGTGGAATAGGCCTTTACCATGTGCTCGATGTAGTAATCTGCGTCCTCGATGTGTCGGGTGACGAAGTCTGCCTCCGCATCAAGCATATCCGCTACTGCATCTGCCTGCGCCATAAGATCGTGGTATTTCTTTCGAAGGGATGCCGCATCCTTGCGAAGGTCTTTGATGATCTGCTTCATAACGAGTCTATTGTCCCGCATCTTGTCCTCCGTCTACATGGCATACCGTCTGGCTGCCCCCAGGAACCGTTATCACCACACACTCCACGTCTACCTCCACAATTGGCGGTTCAATGCGTAGAGTGCAACCAAACGCGAGTAATAGCCATAGCCAGCGCATGAGGTATCTTAGCGTTGGGGCGTAGAAGGGTCAAGAAACAATCTAACGCTCCCGAGGGCAATGCAAAAGGCGATACCCGGAGCAGGTGCCAGAAAATCCGCCACCCCTACTAATCCTCCCGAACTATCAAAGCAACCCCCTCCGCTATTGCCGAAGTATATCGGTGCCTGCACCTCAAGGTACGGACCACCGGCATCCATAGGAAGGCTGTTGCGGTAGGCGCTAACGTAGCCTTTGGCGTAGGTCCACCCCATGCTTTTGGTATGCCCCATGAAGTGCAACTCATCCCCGATAGAGGGAGATGTGTCTGGAATTGAGGCGCTGTCGTGATCTGGGTAGGGCGGGAGAGCTGTAATGAGGGCCAAGTCGTGAAGATGATTCCACTTCACCACTGAACCTAGGTGTACCGCAGAGGGCTCTTGCTTCACCTCCCGGGACTCCTCCTGGGTATAGTAGTGCAGCGCGGTCTTGGACCACACGGACACGGGGGGCGCCTTAGGATCGAAATCGTCGTCCTCGTCCATGTCCGCCTCGATCTGCGCTGAGACACAGTGCGCCGCGGTCAGGATTTCCGCACGGGATATCCACGTTCCCGTGCAAAAAAGCATATTAGTCTTGGGATGATACAGCGCTACCGTGGAGGACGATAGATGCCTTATAAGGCTATTGGGCTGGTAGACAAACCAGGACGATTTAGGTGGGCAGCATGCGAGCAAGAAAAGGAAGGCTAAGACAAGCCAGCGGCGCATACATAGAGTTTACTAGGCGATCGCCCACTTGGCCTTGATGTAGGCGACCAAGGTGGCCTCGTCAGGTGCTGAGATCGCGCCACCGAATACGTACATGCCAAGCCACTTACACGGCATTCCGCGACCGATACCATTCAGCGTATTGATTCCGATACCGTTCACTGCAGAGCCCGCGGACGTCGTCCCGGATGTCGCCGTACCTGCGCCATTCGCAACATCTATACGCGAAGTAGCGTTGTTGAAAACCGCGGTAACGATGTTGTACACGGAACTGGACAGTGCCGTCGCTGGACTTTTTTGTAGCGATCCCCCGTTATAAAGGTAGGTCTCTGGCGTCGTGTCCGAGAGCAACGCGGCGTAGGCTGCTTTACCGTCAACAACGGCATCTGCCACACCAGACGCGCCCGGAGTGCACTGGACGACGGCAACGTATGACATTATTGGACCTAGCGAAGACGTCCCCGTCTGCATATACTGTGACGCCGTACCGACGATGGCTGGGAAACCGTTTTGTTGATTCGCCGCCGACGTCAGTTGTAATGCGCCAGTTGCTTGCAACAAGTGCCTGGCGTTGCCGCTTTGATCGCTCCACTGCGCAGGAGCGAATCCTTTATCGGACTCGAAATACGCCCAGTAAGGCGTTGATAACGCTGGTGCAACTGAGGCTCTAGACCTCGAAGTGAACAATCCTAGACCTAAACCCATTTTCACGACGACGCCACCCAACGATTCAGTCCGGAAACGGCTCCCATATAGACAAGAGACACGTACGAGAAACCACCAGAGACGGGGGTAAAGACAGCGTCTGCATTACTGGGCGTCATTATACGATTAGCGGCACTAGACTCGTCTGACGAATCTTGATTTTTTATTGTCATCGCCTGCCCGCTAGCATTGACAATCGTCAACTGTTGTCCATCGTAGCCAGCGGCTATCCCAGCAATAGAGAACGCGCCCGTTGGGCCCGTCACATACCAAGTGGGCGTCCCTGGGTTGGCTACATCCGCGTTTGCGCCGTTGATCATGCTAACGGCAGACGTCCCAGGCGGGCCACTTGTCCCAACCAAGAACCATTGCGACAGCGTTAGATCATATTTAACCTTTGCCCAACCCGGCCCCGCAACCGGTACATTCGTGCCGTTGCGCAGGCAGGCAATCTTGTTGCCAGAGGAGGACGCGCTAGTGGACGTGTCCACGAGCGTCATGATACGAGAGGACGGGTTGTAAATTGTCAGTTCCTGCCCGTCTAAGCCCTGACTAAGCACGCCATCGATTGAGAACCCGGCCGATAGCGAGCCCGTACTTAGGTACCAGTATCCCCACGTGTTGAGGAATGACCCGGCAAGGTTTGAATTTACTCCGTTCACAACACCAACACCGATGTCTGCAGGTTGAGCGTATGCGTCAGCATTCACCGCACCAGACACAAAGCCGAGGGGGCGGTTCTGTCCGTTATAGCTGTTGACCTGGCACCCGATTGTGACGAGCGTGGAGCCCGCCGCCTCCGATGAACCGGAGCCGTTGTCAACGTAGTTCAGGAAACATCCGATCGCTGTGGTCCCAAGGTCGGTGGCGTAGTCGGTCAGTACCGTAGCGTGTGTAGTGCTGCTCCAAGATGTGTCAGATTGCAAGCCCGAGATCACGTTCATGCCAGATGGGACAGCGCCGCCAGTGGACGACTTCAGGATAGATATAAGCGGTGCGGTCGGGGATCCGAGTCCGCTCAGTTGCAGATCGCCAGCCCAACAGTCTGCGATCGTAGAATTTGTAACTGACTTGAGCACAAATCCGCCAGCGACCGGCTCTTCAAGCTGAACGTGCTCGAAATGAATGTTTGTAACAATGGCGCCCGAGAGGCCCTCCACGTGCACGAAAGCTGCAGTGTTCGAGTAGTCGCCCGGTCCGTGAATTGTGAGGTGCGGGAAAGAAACCGTGTTGAGAGCGCCTCCGTAGAGGGCGATAGCCTCCTTTGAGGCGGAGGTGGGCAGCGCGATTGTTAGATGCTCGAAGGAGCTGAACTCCAGACCGCACCCGCCGCTACTAGAGCCGGCCGTAATAGCTGGAACCGATGCAGCACGGTGATTGATACTGACGTGTGAGCATCTAATGTTGGCTATACCTGTACCTGCCGCAAAGGCTAAAGCTGATCCGGTAGTAGTGTATATGTATAGGTGATCTAGAACAATGTCTGACGACCCGTCAGGTACCAAGAAACCGTTAGAGCCAGAAGTAAAGTTAATTTGGGAGCCTATTTGAAAAGATCCCGATGCAGCGTCTGGCGCGAATTGTCCAAGAATCCTAACATGTGAAGGCAGTGTTATGGTGCTGCCAACGTTCATAGACCCAGGAGCCAGCCTTACTACACCGCCCACAGCCGCCGCAGCGGCCAAACAGGCTTCAAACGCGGAGGAGTCATCGGCAACTCCGTCAGCTTTTGCTCCAAACTGCGGATCTGTGACTAGAAACTCGCTTTGATACGCAACGTTTCGTATACGCCCGTTTGTGTCTTTCGTCGTCGGCACTGACGAGTTAGACGTATCAAAAAACCCCGTCTGCCCAAGAGCGGGGGTCGCGACCGTGTCCCTAGCTTGGGACGGGAACCCTAACGCCGCACCCGCCGGCCCCGCTGGACCTGGATCTCCCTTCGGTCCAATAATTACCGCTGTCGAACGTGAGATCACCGCCATGTGGCGAGTTTACCCGTCTAAACCGTTGTTCCCGCGCCGTTTTTCCGCTTCGCCGTGTTCGGGCTAGGAGAATCTTCTTGTCCACTAGAGGCCTCTGCGCTCATGGCGGGGACCTTACTCATAGAACCGTCCTTATTCATGCGACAATCGCTCTTGGAGAGAATGCTGTCTCGGTTGCCATTGCTCCCACCGACCACGTCGCCACGGTCCACGCGAGACATCGAACCGGCCACGTTCTGACGGGCATCGTATTTCTTGAGAAGGTCTTCTCGTTTCATAGACTGCAATATCCTAACTTCGTAAGTAGTCCTCTAAGCGACGAGACGTCGTCGTATCCTAGCGCCGTCAAAAGCGTAACGTTGTTGTATTTCAAGGTCACGCCACTTGACGTGGTCTGAAGCGTCCACTTGGTAGGGTACTTCCCGCCCGACCTTCCGTACCCCGCCTGGAACAGCCCAGCCATGAGCCCTGAGAGATCGTCCTTCGAGTACTCGCCCACGTCCGTCCAGACACCTGCGGTCTTGTGCTGAAGCAAGCGTGAAGTGGCAGGACTCCGCTGCAAGCGCCAGTTGTGATCGGTGTTGTAGGATCCCCCACCAATCTGGAAGTTTGCTAGGACGCTCGATCCGCCAGTTGCCGATACGACAAAGTCTACCGCACTCATGCGCGGCCTAAGTCTCGGTAACGGCTAGAGTCCCTGCCGTGAACGTGGGCACCTGACCTGAAGCCGTAATTGCCGCGGGCGTAACAACATCCCCGTAATAGAGCAGGTTACCGCTCGTAAGGGCATCAAACAAACCCACGCCCACGATGTTCGCCGACGAAGAGACAGCGCCCGAAGCCGTGAACATGGAAATGGTTCCCGCGTTCGCCACGCCGTTGTTCGTAACGGTCCATTTCGTTGTGTCCGCCGTCTCCACCGCGAGACGTGTATAGCCCCCACCAGTGGCTTCCGTACCACCCGAGTACGACCCGCCCGAGCCCGTGGGCGCGGTCGTGAATAGGGCAACGTATACGTTCGCTAAACTTACGGCCGCTGCACTATTGAAGAGCTGGGCTAGCAGAGCATTCGCAAGATGTGCTGATTTACCGGAAGCCATTACTTGTAAGCCCTCGTCTTCGCGCCAGAGGCAACGCTGTAGCCCTCCTCGGTCTCGTCCTCTGCATCGGGCTTGCGACCCTGCCAGTGGGGGGCCTTAGTCCTACTTGAGAAAGCATGGTCCGTCTTACCCGCGCGCACGGCGTCTTGCCGCTCTTCCACTGACACACGCCGCGGCATGCCAGCATTGGGGGAACCCAATAGCCCCGCCGTGACTGCCTCTTGCAGTTCCTGCATGTTCTTGAACGAAGCCGGGGAGCCTTGCAAACCGTTTTTTCTTGCCATGATTCCTCTAGTTTACATGAAAAAGGCCCGATACGATATCTCGAACCGGGCCTTTACTTGTTTCCTTTCGGAGCAACCCGCTATAAGTGTTGCTCCATCGAGCGGGGGTTATCCATTCGTGCCGTCGCAGAGCACCATCGAAAGCGGGTAGCGAACACTGAGTCCGCCCCAACGCATGTGACAGGGAATACGGAAACTCAGGTTGATAATCTGGGGAGCGAACTGTTCGAACTCTTGCGAGATGTTCATCGCAAGTGCACGTGGATCTTTCTTGTACATCCAGATACGACCGAGCGAGCCAGCGCCAGCAACGGACGAAGAAGAAGACGTATTCAGACGCGGCCAAAACTCGATGTTCTTGAGCCAGGGGCTAGACTTAAGGATATACTGAAGAAGCGTGTCATCCGTGAAGGTAACCGAGCGCTGGGTAGTATTAAGAACCGTCCAAGCATCGGTGTAGAGAACCATCGTGTCAGGTTCCCAAATGCCTTGCGTCGCCGAAACGATACCCGCCTGCATGGCATTGACATCTCGAAGGACGTCTTGTGCCGTAATTGCAGGATTAAAAACGGCAGTAGAGCCAACGTAGGTAACCCACTGCGAGCCTGAAGCCAGCGTCGGGATATCTACGTCCGTGCTGAGGCCTTTCAGCCCGGCAAGCTGAGCGGAAAGCCCGCCACCAAGGTTTAGGTTGCCCGAGACGCCGTCCTCGAGAAGGGTCTCAAGGTAGTAACGAGCCGCATCCGCACGCTTCTCTTCCAGCGGAATACCGCTCATCGCGGCTGAGCGCATATCCTGAATCGTGTACTGATAGGACGCACCCATGCTACGGAACACGCCAGGGAACTCTTGTCCCTTGACATCCGCGTTCGGCATGTCGTCCGAGTACGAATCGATGTACCCAGCCCCACCCGCGGGCGAGCCCAGCTTATCAAACTGACGCCAAACGAAGGCGTCGGCACCAGGGTTGAACCGGTTATCAACCGGGAACAACTTACGAGCCTTGAGCTCGGGGTACTCGATATCGTACGTTTGCGTAATGATATCGGTAAGTTGTCGAAGAAACATCGCCGTAGTGCTTGCGTCCCAGCGCATGCCAGGAAGCGAAAACTGACGGTTCAGAACGTCGGGGGTAAAGATGCTGTCGAGTCTGGTTTTCATGATTAAGCCGAGCTTCCCGGCAAATTAATTTCCAAAAGCGCGATATTCCCACTGGTCGTGCGTGCGGGGGGTTTGAGGCGCATCCCACCGGGGACGGGAAGGATTTCCGAACCTCCCGTATCGGACGCTGTGTTCGCCGTGAACTTGCCGTTGTTAGTTCCCGTCGATGCTGTCGAGGACGAGTAGATGTTCAGCCCAACGTTAGTGCCAACGGGCTGAGCCGTGGTCGAGGACCACTCCACGAAGACCTTGCCACGCTTCATGACCGGGACCATTTCGCCGATCTGGTATTGCTGGGGTGTTCCCGTGTAGGAGAACCCCGCATCCGCGGGCGCTCGGGCCGTCTTCAGCACTGCAACGCCCAAAACCTTGTTAGGCGGCGTCGTCGTGCTTGAGGACGTTTGCGAAACCTGGTTACAGCTCTTGCCGTCCGCCGACAACTGAACCGCGCGACCCGGGTTCACAACAGCCGAAGCAACGAAGCTCTCGATGCTGTAGTCTTCCAAGTCACCAATTTGACCTGGACTCGCCTCTGCAGGCGAAAGGTTATACGTTGTCTGACCTTCCGAAGGAAAACTCATTTCCAAGCCTTCTTGTTACGTTCAAGCATTCGAATCTGCGCATCTTCACAATCGTTTCGCTCTTCCGTCGGGACGGCAGCTGCCGCACCCGGCTGCACCGTTGCCAAGCCAGCGGCGGGCATTGCAAGCGCCAATTCAAAGGCAGCCTTGATACCGTCGTCACTAAGCCCGTCCGCGCGGAAGGTCGAGGCCTTCGCCTGGATGGTTGCAACCATCACTTCGCGGTCCGTGCCTTTGACGGCCTTGCCCGTCGCCTGCATCGCCTTCTCGCGAATGTCCAGGCTCGCAGCCACGGCCGCGTCCAGACGCTTCGGATCCGCTTGCGCGGTCAGCGTGGCGACCTGGGCCTTGAGGGCCTCGTTCTCGCCTTTAGTTTTCTCGTGCGCCGCTTTGAGGTCAGCCACTTCCTTGGCGTCTTGACGCAAGGTCGTGATTTCCTTCTGAAGAGATTCCAAGTCCATTACGCTGAGTTTACCGTTAGGCGTACGGGAGCCGGCATCGGTGTAGACATCGGGGATAAGTTGGTATGTCGTCCCGTCCAACCGAAGCCCGACATCTCGCCCCGCACGGCCGAATCCGGCGCAGCCTAAAGCCGCGTGGTTATACCGGGGGTTCAATTGCTTGTGGGTGTACTCCTCCCCGTCGAAATTCCCTTTTTCTTCTTTGAGGTCGACCTCGTAGCCAAGGCTGATCTCCCTCAGGGCTCCGGTTTCAATCTTCGCGATGGTCGCGGCATCGTTGATCACCAGCGTCGCAGCGATCTTGTCCCCATCGCGCCGTACGTCGCTGCCAACGTGTCCCACAGCCAACGTGCGGTGGTTTTGGGTGTTGACGACAGCTTGGTGCCCTTCGGTGACAGGGATGTCTGCAATCGTCTTCAGCGACGCATCCTCGAAGACCACCTCGGGGGTGCGGAGTTCCTTCCGCGTCGACCCGTCGGAGTTCTGGTAGGTGAAGACACCCGTGCGGCTCAGGTAGGCGGGGATGCGCAAAGCACCACTGCCAGTGCGCTCAAACTTGTCTAGCTTGCTGAAATCCCAGCGGAAAGATAGCGCGCCGCTTGCTTCTGTTGCCACGGGGGGAGTTTACGAGCGTGTCTGAGTGTCCGTGCCTGACCCCAAAAACTTAGTATTACCTAGATGGGGGGTTGCGCTTCTATGAACTGTAGTGCTATATATAGAAGACGCTAACTTTCTTATTTTTTTCAGTCACAGTCACTAATAATAATATATACTTAGGTGTGACTAAGACACTTTGAATACAATAGCCTACACGAAAAATATATGTAAAACAATTACATGTAAGGTGATATATGCAATTCGCGAACGATTTAAAAGGGGAAAGAATTCAAGCCACGAGTGGCACTTACGCACACTGTCCCACATGCAAAGGGCCCGTTTTGTCAAAATGTGGTAGTATAAATGTACACCATTGGGCACACCAAAGTAGACTGGAATGTGACCCTTGGTCAGAGCCTGAGAGCCCATGGCACCGAAGCTGGAAGGACGCCGTTCCGGAGGATTGGCGGGAGGTATCCATGGGACCGCACCGCGCCGACATACGCACGCCAGGGGGGCTGGTCGTAGAGATACAGCACTCTGGTATCTCTTCGGAAGATGTTGCAGCTAGGGAGGCGTTCTACGGCAACATGGTGTGGCTATTGGACGGTCGGAATTTCGTGCTAAAGCAAAGAAGATTTGGCCCGATATGTGGGCAATTCGCTATAGCCCGTGCGCTCACCAACGGACGCGCAAGCCAGGATGTTCTTAACAAGCTGTACGAAGACCAAAAGAATCTATTGATAGTGGAAGACCCACACTGGTCTTTTGGCACGAACCGCCGCACGTTCCAGGTAAGTACGAAGCCTATTGCTTTCGACTTGGGGGACTTTTTGGTGGTGTGTGACGGTCTTCGTCTGTGGACCAAGGGCCGTAGTCCCCGTCTGTATCTTCAAGACCCTACGAAGGTGACGACGGAGGCTTTCACCTCATGGCTTATGACGGCTGGCGTATCTTCTCCGCCAACGTGAGTCCTGTGCCCTGAACCGAGTACTTGTCTGGTACAATCCAAGGTTTCCTGGCGCTTGTTCGTTTCCCCCTAACGCACCCAAGTTTTTCAAGAAGCACGGTAACTCTAAGCACGTCCACTCTGGTAGTCCTGTAGGTATCTGGCTGAATAGACCTAACAATTTCGCTGGGTGTAACGTCCTTCTTGCCTAGAAGGTACTTCTCTACCTTGTCGGTCCAAGGGTCATCAAGAGCCGTGTCACTTTCTTCGCGGTAGGCATCTACGGCTTCCGTGACAGCAGCTGGTTCTTGCAGTCCGCTCTCGACCCAAAGGCGACACCCCTCAAGCGCCCAATTCAGGATGCCGCTGAGTTCAGCCTGCAACTTCTCCTTGAGTGCCTTGTCCTGTTTTTCTTTGGGAATGCTGACCTTACAGGGGATGAGCTTGATGCGCGTCCATATGGCAGTGTCCGTGCCTTGAACTACGGGCTTATCGTTCGCGCACACCCAGAACTTGTGCGTTGGGGCAAAGTCCCAGAAATTCTCGCGCATGAAACGAGCCGTTATGATGTCACCCCCCGTTAGCTGCTTAACGGTTTTTTCCGCCCAAGTCTTGCCCTTCTCTGCTTCTTGACATACCGCCAACCTAGCGCCAAAGAGTTTGGCCATGCCGGCGGGGTGTTCCTCCTCCGAGACCAAGAGCTTAGATGGAGCAGTCGTAGCGAACTCCCCTAAAAGGGACATGAGCAGGTCAGCGAATACGCTTTTGCCGTTGTCGCCGCTTCCCCAAAGGAAGAACAGGCACTTTTCCCGAACGGAGCCAGTAAGGGAGTACCCAACGCTTCGCTGGATATAGTTTAGCATTTCAGGGTCGCCGCTGAACATGGTGTCCAGGAAAGACGTCCACACGGGACACTGCGCCTCAGGGTCGTAGACCGCCTCTGTGGACTGCGTAAATAGGTTCGTCTTGTCGTGGTCGTGTGGTTTTCCCGTTCGCAGGTCAATAGTAACTTCAGGGGTGCTGAGTAACCAAGGATTCGTGTTGAAATCTATGGGTTTAGCGGATACGTACTTGCGAAACAATCTACTCATTTCCGTGCGATGCTTGCCGCTTTGGCTGGTATTTGCCCATTTCAGAATAGCGAGTTTTTTGGCGCTGGCTTCTATTTCCTGCTCCTCTTCTTTGCTTAGGTCTTGCTTATGCGCCTTTGCTCTCAGGGCTTCGGCTAGCCGATCCTTGTCAATCTTAATCTCATCCGCTTCTTTGGCGATGTCGTAGACCACCTGTTCAGTAAGCCCTACGACCAGACAGTCCGGAGTCTTCTCCCACTTAGTGCCGTTCCAGCAGAGCCACTCTTTCCAATCTGGTACGTATTTGACATCTTCGCCGTGCGCCCGTTGGAACCTTCGAGCGTTGCCCGTGTCCGTTAGGTCAAAGCGAACCTCCTCAGATTCTTTTGGGAGCGCACGCGCCTTCTGAGTAAAAGAATCCCACCATGCGGGCGCGCAACCCCTGGGGAGGTCGCTGCGTTCGGCGCCCGCTAGCTTGTGGAATAGTTCGTCCTCGCTCCACGGGGGAAGGCATCGTGCGTTATAGTTCGCCATAAAGGCGTCGCACACGCTGTCGGGCAATTCGTACGTGCACACCAGCTTACAAGCAACGTTCCACAGCGCTAGAGACCCACCCTGTCCTTCAATGGCAGCGGGGGCGCTTGCGACGTAGTCGGACGCTAACTTTAGCCGGTACGAGAGTTCAGCCTCGCCCAGTGGGGGGCGTGTGCTCGGCGCCCTTTCGACCCGCTCATCCGAACGAAGAATCGCCGCAAGCCACCCTGGCAAAGGTGCGACGGGGAGGTCTTGTATGACCGTATACCCGTTCCCATCGCCCGGCGCTACGACGAACCCGCCCTCGCCCCGGATGTCAACACCGTCGCCAAGTTTGCTGGCACTGTTGCGTATGTCGGCATCTCCGTGGACAAAATAGAGATGGAAGCCACCGGATTTGGTTTTGACCGTAAACGTCTCAGGTACGACCTGCCCAGTAGCCAGTTTTTCAAACGAGCCGAGTCCATCGTGCCCATTCTTTATGTCTAAGTCCACGACAACAATACCGGAACGATGTCCAGTAAGGATGCCTACGTTGTCGTCCCATCCGTACGGTACCGTGTCCTCCCCTATACCTACTTCCTTGTATGTCCTAGCAGGAATCTTGCCACGAAGCGGGATGCGTGCATAATTCAAGGTAGTAGTCTCCTGCACCTAGTCTACAAGAATTCTGGCTTTCATTCCGGGCACCGAGTCGATTTATGGGTTTTGTCTGTAGACTGTTGGCATGCGTTCGGAGAGAAAGTGCACCGTCGAGGGTTGCGGGAGGAGGCACCACGCCAAGGGCTGGTGTCAGAAGCACCACTACCATATGGTGCCAGGTCAGAAAGAGAAACAAGCAATACGCGGACAGGGCTACTACCGGCGTCCTGGTGTGAAACAGAGGCTACAAGCCAGAGGACGCACGCTAGAGCACAAGGCAAAGTGCAGGGAACGAACGACTCTTTTTTCTGCCGAACTGGTAGAGAGGTGTAGGTCGTTTCAGAGGGGTCGTTGTGATATCTGTCAAGTTGTTTTGCTTTTAGGGGGTAAAAAACCGGATTCTGAATGCGCAGACCATTGCCATAGGCATAGAGTGCCTAGAGGTTTGTTGTGTATGTGTTGCAACGTTGCCCTTGGCATATACGAAAACCACCAAAGACGTAGAGGGGTTACTATCAAGGCTTACGAGTTCTATCTCACATACCCGCCTGTGCGGAGGATGAACAATCTTCCAGCTTTTGCACATTTTTTGAAAGCCTCGGCGTGAGAGTTTCAGCCTCTCAAATATCCTCGTTCCGAGCGTGTCGACGCCAGTGGTCTTTTCGTTCTCGTGACAAGCTTAGTACGCCTGCGGGCGCAGGTGCTCAGCTTGGATCGGATGTTCATGCGGAACTTGAGCGCTACCTGAAAGGGGGGAGTATCAACTATAGCATCGAAGCCGGCAACATAGCTGCAGAAGGCTTGGAGTACTTGCCCATGCCTCTATCAAAGCCCTACACCGTGGAAGGGTCTTTCGAACTGGAGGCCCCCGATGACATTCTTTACACGGGGCGCATAGACTTAGAGATACCAGGAGATCCGCCAACAATTCTAGACCATAAGACGTCCAAGAATTTGAGATTTGTCAAGTCTCCTGAGGAGTTGAGAGGTGACCCTCAGGCCATTATCTACGGTGCTCATGCGTTGACTCGCTACGAATCCTCTGCCGTGGATTTAGTGTGGGTGTATTACGACACTGGAAAGTCTAAGCGTTCTAAGCGTGTGCACTTGCGCATGCTGAAAGACGAGGTGATTACGGGATTTGAAAAAGTACACTTGACAGCATTGACCATGCAGGATATTGTAGCGTCAGGAGTACCAACGCTAGAGCTTCCTCCCTCACCAGAAGCCTGTGAGATGTTCGGAGGGTGCCCATTTCGTGCCGATTGTAACCTATCCCCCGCCCAGAGGAGAAAATCCATCATGACCCAGAGTGCGAATGATTTCCTATCGCGTCTCAAGTCCCAAGTAACCGGTACCGCGGCCGCTCCGACGATGCCCGAACCTCCGTCCATGCCTAAGGCGCCTGAATTGCCGAAGTGGGCGACGGATGCCGTGGACCCCCGACAGCTAACCCGAACCCTTCAGCCTATTAACCCGCCCGCGCCCATCGCCGCGCCCGCGCCCGCGCCCGTGCCCCTTGACCTCTCCGTGCCAGTGTCCTTCGCTGCTACCATGACAGCGTCGGCTAATGTCTCGCCAGAGAAACCCAAGCGCGGGCGACCCAAGAAGGAAGCCGATACTATCCCCGCGCCTTCCCTGCCCGAGAACGCAGCGCAGACAACCCAAGCGTTCCGTTTCGACACGGTATACGTGGACTGTATGCCATTGAACGAGAACGTAAGCAGCGTCGCGTCCTATCTTCCTGTTATCCAACGGCTTATCGAGGAGGAATACCAGGTAGAGGATTGGCGCGCGGTGCCTTACGTGTCCGGCGCGGCGTTCTGTAAGGCGCTTCTGGCTATCGCCGACCGTAATATCGTGGTGGAGTCCGGCACGGCGGAGGGTGCGGCTTGTCTTACAACGCTCCTAGCAAATGCGGGGCGCGTGGTTAGGGGGATTTGATGATCACTATCCGGGATGTATTGAGCAAACCACTTCTGGAAGTGGCGGACCTGCGGGGCGCGGACCTGCGGGGCGCGTACCTGCGGGGCGCGTACCTGACGGGCGCGGACCTGCGGGGCGCGGACCTGCGGGGCGCGTACCTGCGGGGTGCGAACCTAAAGGGCGCGAACCTGACGGGCGCGAACCTGCGGGGTGTGGACCTGCGGGGCGCGAACCTGACGGGCGCGGACCTGCGGGGTGCGAACCTAACGGGCGCATACCTAACGGGCGCGAACCTGCCGGGCGCGGAATTGAGGGGCGCGGAATTGGGGGGCGCGAACCTGATGGGCGTCAACCTGACGGACGTCAACCTGACGGACGTCAACCTGACGGGCGCGAACCTGATGGGCGTCAACCTGACGGACGTCAACCTGACGGACGTCAGGTTGACGGGCGCGAACCTGATGGGCGCGAACCTGATGGGCGCGAACCTGACGGGCGCGGACCTGACGGACGCGAACCTGATGGGCGCGAACCTGACGGGCGCGGACCTGACGGACGCGGACCTGAAGGACGCGGACCTGAAGGACGCCAACCTGGAGGATGTCGTATTACCAGACGGGCAAAAACTAATTGAATACATTCAGAAGCTTCCATATGCTCTCCTTACCAAAGGAGGCAAGACACTCGAGGAGGTTGTCGCTGCGTGGGACTCTCATACCTGGGAGGGCTGCCCGATGCACGTCGCGTTCGGGGCAGGTGGAATTCAGGAAGTTCCCGAATGCTACCGCGATGCGGCCAAGACCTTCGTTGCATTATTCGACGGGAAGCACATTCCGAAGCCCGCGGACCCCGAAATCAAGCCGGGCGATGCCCCAGCGTAGACTCTATCGAACACCAGAACACCATCGCATCTTCTCGCTTCCTACTAAACAACCCGTAGCCGATCTCTCCCCCTTGGACGACATTCTACGCCGTCCGGGGGGGACCATGTCGTTACGTCCGGTGCAGCGGGAATCCTTGTACGAGCTCGGAACGTCTGGCGGGTTGTTCGGGCCATTAAGCGTAGGTACCGGGAAGACTTTGCTTTCCCTACTGGCGCCGGTCGTCGTCCAGTCCGCGCGTCCGATTCTTTTGATACCCGCAGCTCTTATCGAGAAGACCGAAAGGGACCGCAGGGAACTGTCTAAGCACTGGCTAAGCCCTAATACCTTGCGGGTAATGTCCTACGAGAGGCTCTCGCAGGTACAGAGCGAGAATACACTTACTTACTATAGACCCGACCTTATAATTTTAGACGAGGCACATCGTGTTAAGAATCGGCGCGCTGGCGTGACCCGACGTATCTTGAGGTACATGCACGCCAATCCCGAGACGAAGTGCGTTGCTATATCTGGTACGATAATTTCCAAGTCCATCAAAGATTTCGCGCACATCATACGCTGGTGTCTTAAGGACAAGGCGCCCGTTCCTGAGACGGAAGACGAGGTCCAGTTGTGGGCGGATGCTTTGGACAGTGACGTGAACTTCCTAAATCGTGTGGACTCGTCCATCCTGGCGCCCACGATCGAGGAAGCGCGCAAGGTCTTCGCGGACCGTGTGCTGTCGACCCCCGGCGTGGTCTATTCCCGAGACGGCGGGATACCGAACGCCTTGAACATTAAAGGGCACATCATCGAAGCCCCCCCGGTGACGCAAGCGAATTTCAAGGGCATTCGGGAGACTATGGTAACCCCTACGGGGTGGGCTTTCGCTGAGGCTGCGCAACTATGGCAATACTGTAGGGAACTGGCTTTGGGCTTAATCTACCGCTGGAATCCCTACCCCCCAGAAGATTGGCGCAATGCTCGGCGGGATTGGGCTTCGTTCGTTAGAGAGACTATTGCCCACAGCCACACTCTAGATACTGAGCTGCATGTTGCACAGGCCGTAGACAGGGGCGACTTGGATAGCGCCGAGCTCGTGGCGTGGCGAGCGGTGCGGGATTCCTTCAAGCCCAACGTCGTGCCAGTGTGGTACTCCGAGAACGTGATCGAGTGGTGCGCGCGATGGTTGCAAGAGCCCGGGATCTGCTGGGTGGAGCACACACTCTTTGCGCAAAGATTGTCCGAACGCACGGGGGTTCCTTATTACGGAGGGGAGGGCCTGGATGCGCAAGGTAAGTTCATAGAGGACAATCCCGGAGGACCTACCATCGCCTCCATTGATGCTAATTGCACGGGTAGGAATCTTCAGTACAAGTGGTCTCGGAATCTCATCGTCTCACCGTTGTCGTCCGCCAAGAAGTGTGAGCAGCTGCTAGGTAGGACACATCGCACGGGACAGCCGCAGGACGAGGTTACGTGCGATGTCCTATTTGCTTGTAGAGAGAATTTCGAGAGTTGGGAAAAAGCGCTAACTTTGGCGCGTGCGACTCAGGACCTTACGGGAACACCAAAGCTGCTCTTGGCGACCTTAGACATCCCCTCCCAGGAAGGGCTTACGGGCGCGGTGTGGAAATAATTAGAAATCGTATGTCGTGTTGAGAGAAAAGCACCCCTACGCAGTATACTCCCCATAGCAAGTAGGAAGGCGGCGGCGGAGCGACGGGGCGACCGGTGCCCTCCTCACCGACGAAACACAGCTCCCGTTCCGCCGTTGCCTTCCTACTTGTTTCTAACCTAGAACGAGGACTAACAATGGGTATCTTTGAAGGCTTGAAACATGCTAAGACGAAGACGAGCGACCGCGGCGTTTGGTTGAACCCTGGCGTATACCGTGTCAAGGTTGCCAAGTGCATCTGGAAGCAGACCAGATCCAAAGGAGAGGCTTTCATTATGGAGATGGACATTCTAAAGTCGACGTACAACCCACAACAGCACGTTGTGGACGGGCGAAAGATTGCGGAGGCGCCGAACGAAGCAGGCACCCGAGCAACCTGGTATCAGTCGTGCCGTGATAGGGACGTTGGCTTTGGAGCCCTGAAGGGTTTTGCGGCGGACATTACCGGAGCGAAAGTGGAAGACCCCGTCTTCGTTTCGGCTGTTGAGGGTCTGCTTGAACAGTTTCTTGAGGGGGCAATTGACGGCGTGGAGTTGAATGTTGAAGTATTGAAGGTGAAAACTAAGGCGGGTACCGACTTTTCTTTGCACAGGTTCAAGAAGGCTGCATAGGTCTTTCTTAGCCCTCGGCGTCATGCCGGCTAGGTGTAGGTGGGTTCAAGTCCCAAACGCCTAGGGCTCTTTTTCTTTAGGAGGAAACATGTACCACGTTACTGCGTCGGTATCGGGCAAGGCGCCACCCATCAAGACCTTCGTGGTTTTGGATAGTGCTATCGAGTTCGCGCGCAAGTGCGCGGGGCAGGGATGGCAAGTGGTCGCCGTGGTGGACCATGACGGTTACGATACCCATATCCGAGGTTTCGGGTTAAGCGGTATCTTCCGCTGGGCGTTGCCGTGCAAGTCTTGCGACGAAGAGGGTTGCGAACGTTGCCAGGAATGGGGCGCGGTAGTGGACAACACTAAGCAGGTGTAGGAGTGAAATGACCGTCACATCACCACTGGCGAGTGGAATAGCGAGACCAAGCCTAGCAGCCTATAAATGCCCCTCAACTCTACGGAAGCAAGGGTGACAAGTGATGCGAGATTCTTGCCTTCTACTCTCGTTCTTTTGCTTGGTCGCCTGCGCTCTTGCGGGACTTGCAAATTTATACGGATGGTCTATACTCTGTTTTGCCATTGGCCTTAGCTGGTACGGGCTGGGCACGGCTACTGACAACAAATAAGGAGCATGACATGAAAAAGATTGTGGAAATTGATCCGAAGTCGGGAATGGAGTCTTTGCTGGGCGCGCGAGTCTTGCTCATGTGTATGAATTATTTCTATGTTGGCAAACTCATGGGCGTGAATCGTTCGTGCGTGTTGCTACACGATGCATCAATCGTGTATGAAACGGGTGACTGGTCCGCGGCATCGTGGAAAGATGCGCAATCGATCAAGCGCTCCGCGGTCTACGTACGGTTGGCAGCCATAGAGTCGTTCATGCCCGAGAGAGGGTGAGCGCCACGATGCGCAGTCGGCGCCAGATATATCTCCGGTCGCGGTCGCGGTCGGGGTCGGGGTCGCAGTCGGGGTCTTGGTCGTGGTCGCGGCCGCGGTCGTGGTCGTGGTCGTGGTCGTGGTCGGGGTCGTGGTCGGGGTCGCGGTCGTGGTCACAGTCGCGGTCGCGGTCGTGGTCTTGGTCTTGGTCTTGGTCGGGGTCGAGGGAGAGGTCGTGGTCGCGGTCGCGGGAGCGGGAGCGGTCGGGGTCTTGGTCGTTATGATGCGCAGTCGGCGCCAGATATATCTCCGGTCGCAGTCGGGGTCTTGGTCGGGGTCGCAGTCGGGGTCTTGGTCGGGGTCGCGGCCGCGGTCGTGGTCGTGGTCGCGGTCGTGGTCACAGTCGGGGTCGCGGCCGCGGTCGTGGTCGGGGTCGCGGTCGTGGTCACAGTCGCGGTCGTGGTCGTGGTCGTGGTCGGGGTCGTGGTCGTGGTCGGGGTCGCGGTCGTGGGAGCGGGAGCGGTCGGGGTCGCTATGATGCGAGGGCGCAAGCAGTGCTATCTCCGGTCGCGGTCGCGGTCGCGGGAGCGGGAGCGGTCGGGGTCTTGGTCGTGGTCGCGGTCGTGGTCGTGGTCGTGGTCGTGGTCG